TGCGAATGGTAATGCGAATGATTCGCATTCAGCGCCGGTTTGGGATGCGAATGGTAATGCGAATGATTCGCATTCAGCGCCGGTTTGGGATGCGAATGGTAATGCGAATGATTCGCATTCAGCGCCGTTTTCGCGGGGTCGATCTCCCACTATTACATTTTACGGGTTAATTTGCAAATTGTCCACAACTATCGTAAATTCTTTTTATGCAAAAATCATGCCAACGGAACGGTCGTTCCACAACTCTTTTTTTAAGCAAGAATCATGCCAACAACCAGCCGTTCCAGAATTTGGACCAATCATTCCACCATTTCTTAAAAAGTCCTTAAATAAGCTGTTTTTCTGCGCCAGTGCTAAAGTGAAGTATTTTAAGCACCTATGCCCTGTGCGCCGAAGTGGAAAAGCGAAGTGCAAAGTCAATGTATTTTAAGCACCTGTACGCTCTGCGCCAGTGCAAAGTCAATGTATTTTAAGGACCTATGCTCTATGCGCCAAAGTGCAAAAACGAAGTGCAAAGTCAATGTCTTTTCCTGACCCCGCGCCGATTATACAGTGTCAAAGAGATGCTGTCAAGTACTTTCCGCATATTGCTTCAAATTTCAGGCAAAAAAATACCCCAATTAAGGGGTACTAAAGTAGTGTTATTATAGACCGAGGTCAAGCATGTTATCTATTGTGTTGGCCTAGGAAGCTCAACAGAGGTTGGAGATAAAGCTTATACGGTCTGTGTTATTATAGTGCTGAGGCGATTGCTGCTCAAGCCTCTCAACGTGCACTTCGGTAGTTCCGCAGAAGGGTATCCCCCAGAGCTTTCCTTCGAAGTGACTAACTACACCCACATGGGACGATTTAGTAGCTCAATGCTAAGGCCTGTTTGGGTGAGATCCCCATTAGTTAGCCTAGATCGTGCTTTCCTTTTCTGAAAGTGTCTCTAACTTTCAATATGTATATTATCTCAAATTTCTAGCTTCGTGTCAAGTCTTATTTCGAATTAGGTGCAAAAAGGGAATTAAGCAAAGTAGTTGATCATAAGGGGCGACCCGTGTCCTCGTACTTTCTTTTACCCTCCGTGACTAACTGCCCCAGTGGGGTCTACGTCAGGATTTTTACAGCTGAGTGCAACCTCAAACGTTTTCTTGCTCTGAAGTCTCAATTTCAGAATGTATATTCTCTCAAGTTTGGGCAGAATTGTCAAGAACTATTTAGCAGCAACTGTGACAGTGATAGATTCAGGAGCCTCGCCATCAAACGCTTCTTTCTTGATGTATAGCGTAGGAATGTCAGAACCTGGGCTAGTGTAGACGTGAGTGCCTTTAGTAGATTTGCTGTAGGTCATGTTCAGATTTACTTCTAGCATGGTTTGCTCCTTAAGTTTCAATATAGTTATTATCGCAAGTTTGGGCAGAGTTGTCAAGAAATATTGAAAAATGCTGGAACAGCGCCGATTTTACCATACCCGCTAGGAGTATGTCAAGTGCTTTGTGGCCCCGATTGCGTGGAGTAGCCCCAGCGGGTGCTCTACAGACCAATAACACCAATGTCATTCCCAGCGGGTGCTCTACAAAGCAAACAAGCAAACCCAAAGCTGAGCGAATTTCAGGCGCATATAGTTGCAAATCAACGGTAATTTAGGGTAATTGAGGATAATTCGTGTTGTTCCCGCTGCGATTTGCTTTAATTGAGGATAATTTGCTTTAATTTGCTTTTGTGAGGAAAAAAAGCTTGACTTCGTCGCTTGGACGGCCCCCCGGAATTCGAGTAGGTTAAATTATGTGGGTATCCCTAAAATACCTTGACAAGCGTGCTCCAGTTCCGTATAATATGTACATAATTTGGAAATAAAGAAATTTGGAGAAACACATGAAAAACATTGTATTTCGAGTAGTGCAGGCGGTCTTCGTGGTGTACACGGCTGTTATTATGTACGATGTCATTAGGCCCGAAGATACTAGCGTGTTTTTGAATATCTTCCTAATGGGTGGTTGCTTCATTGTGTCTACCCAAATGTCAATCCTACTATCCGACGCTTTGAGGTAATAAAATGAATACAGTATTATTTAAGCTACTTATGATGATGGACGAGGCTCCTTCAATGAGGGCAGTCAGTGCTATGGAAAGAGACATAGCAGAAAAACACGACCAAGGGTGGACAGATCGAGAAATATTCAATGAAATGCGTTGGATAGAAGAATGCTCACCTGAGGTAGCAGAGGAGTATGCTATAAGTAGGATGAAGAACGCTACTAAGATGGCGAAAGCTAGGATAGCTCTAGATAAGTTAAAAGATATAGTTTAGTTGCTACCATACCCCCTAAATAACTTGACAAACATGCTTAACCCCAGTATAATATGTACATAATTTGGAAAAAGGAACAGATATGATATTCTTAGTATGTTGGGGAGCTTCAAGCGAAGGTTTTGAAATTTACCACGATGAAATGGAGTTTGAAAACGAAGCTGCGGCAGAAGATTGGTCCTGGGATATGGCTTGTGCAGAGTTTGCAGATAACTATATCGGTTATGTAGACGGATGCGATTCAGTAGCAGACTACGTTGAGTCTGGTGAGCTGACGGAACAGGAAGCGTGCGAGCACGTAGACGAAATTATGTGCGATGAAGCCTTCAATAAAGTGCTATGTTTAGACACAGCAACCGATCGAGATATTGCAGAATTTAAGGATATATGCTAATGAGATATGATATGCTGGTTTATGCAGACGGATTAAACCTGCCCGCTACTAGAGTGGATAGAGGTTTAACTTTTGATGAGATGCTTGTAAATGTAGGCATCTGTGATAAAAATAGCTTTGATTTTATACTGACAGGAGAATTTACCGGTGGAATCTAACAGTGTATATGTGGTAACAGGTTTAGAGCTAGGCTGGGACAATGTTGTAGGAGTATTTACCACTTTGCAAGGAGTAGCAGAGTGGTTCGACGAAATGTATGACGAAGAGTATTCGGGTGAAATGCAGGCGTCACTAAACTGCTATGTTGTATTTGAAAGAACGCTGGAGGACTAAATGGCTGATACTCCTAAGTATAAAGTAGGACAACGGGTTATTCTTAAATCCGTTATTTGCAAAGAAATACCTGTTATGCTTACTACAGTAACCCGCTTTAAGTGGTTTGTTGGAAAGTGTGCTGATGGGAGAGATTATATAGGTTGGGTTTATGGCATAGACCCAGTACCTGAGGGACAAGACCCCCGCAGCTTAACCGTAGAGGGAAGCCTAAATCCGTTACCCCCTAAGAGTGAGCTGTCCTTTAAAGATTTGATGGAAAGCCTAATTAAACAACCGGAGACAGTATGACGAATATTTATGTGCAGAACGGTTTTGAAAATAGAACAGAGTATTTACAGAGCCTTGCCGACGATTATAACATAGAGTACTCAACAGTGACGCAACTAGCTATGCTTCTAGGTTCAACAGAGGATTTCGATGGCTTGGTTTCGATGGTCAGGGAGTATGTAGGATGCTAGTACTCGATACATCTGTCCTGATATTAATGTGGCTTTGGATAGGCTTATACTTGCTTTTCTCCGCAGCTATACTGTTGATTATGGCAATAGTGCTTATATGTATTGCTTTAGAGCAGATAAGTTCTTTTTACTTTAAATGGAGAGCATGATGGAAATATTAGGGCCGGTTGCATTAGCAGTCGTATGTGTATTTTGTATTTGTTATATAGGTGACGCTTTGTTCGTAGCCTCAATAAGGGGAGAAAGCTGCGGTGGTTTATGGCTTAGTGCATTTATATCTGCTCTATGTCTTTTCTGGGGTATAGCGTATTCTCTTGCTCATATAATAAAAGCTATTTTTTAAAAAGTACTTGACAACTTGCTCCCCCTGCTATATAATGGTTTATATTAATGACGGAGAGCAAGATGATTAAATACGAAAACGAAGTAGCTGAACAACTCAAGATGTTTATTGACAGATTATCAGCAAACAACATTGAGTTCGACTCTGTGCCTGAGATTCGTTATGATCTACGAGGACAAACAGCAGGTCAGTTTCACTATGCTTACCAAGGTTCTCCTGCTTTCATTAAACTGAACAAGCAGTTGCTTGAAGAGAATGGTGCAGAAGTATACTTCCATACTCTAGGCCATGAGTTAGCTCATTATGTAGATATAGAGCTATTGGGACGAAACGGTAGATCAGGATGGCGTCCTCATGGAGTCTCATTCCAACGTATATGTGACATGCTAGGGGTGGACTCTAACCGAACACATAATATGAAAACTACTAAAACCAGAGTCATGCGTAAGTGGCAATACCGCTGTGAATGCCCTGAAATTAAAGAATTATCTACTATTCGACACAACCGTATCGTAAAAGGTACTCGATCTTATTCATGCACGAAGTGCAAGACAACCTTAAGGAAAGTATAATGAAGTTAGATAAACTAATACCAGAACTACATTGCGACCTATCTCAGATTGTATATGTGCGTAGAGTGAGGACAGAGACCAATAACGATGCTACTAAGATTAAGTTCAAGCATGGTTCTATTACCATCAACAGCCCTATAGATGTAGTGATAAGTAAAATTAATCAAATTCAGTGGTCAGCCGTTTAAAAAGTACTTGACAACTTGCTCGTTAACCCGTATAATAGCTTCATAAACTTAAGAAAGAGACAAAAACATGGCAATTGCAAAGAAAGTAGTTAATTACACAGATGAGCAAGTTAAATCTATGGTCGCTCTTTACACTGAAAATCCTAATGCGGATACAGTTAAAAAGATTGCAGACGACATGGGCAAGACTACTCGTTCTATCATCGCGAAGTTATCTCGTGAGAAAGTATACATCGCAAAGCCTCGTACCACTAAAAGCGGTGCAGAGATTGTGTCTAAAAGTGACCTAGTGAAAGCTATCGAAGATCACCTAGATATCGAGATTCCTACTCTTAGCAAGGCTGGTAAAGCTGACCTACAGCGTTTAGTAGATGCTCTCGTACCCGCAGCAGACCCTGCCCAAGTAGAGCAGGCTAAGCAGGACGCAGTTACAGATAAAGTCGAGCGTGCAAAAGCGATGCTAACAGCAGATCAAAGTGTGCCTACAGTCAAGCAGGATGATGGCATAGATTTCTAGGCAGTACAACATGAGCGCAATTAGTCAATAATATTGCAGTTAGACGCTATGAGTATTTAGTATTTATAAAGAGTGCAATTAGTCAATAATATTGCAATTAGACGCTCTGAGTATTTATACAGTGTAGTGTTGGGACGACGTTGCCCGAGGGCAAAGTATAGGAAGCTGAAACGCAAAAGATCTTGCAAGTAATTTTGTGGTATGCAGTTATGTTATTAAAGGGGGTTGATCGCCCCACATAAATACATACGCGGTTATGCCGTCCTGATTGGTAGAGCTATCACTCTTTGAAAGTGGTTCAGCTTGTCAACCTAAAAACCAGCACTACACTGTATAAATATTGGAGAAACATATGAAGATTGCAGTAGGAAGTGACCTCCATCTAGAGTTTGGAGAGTTGAAATTAGATACCCCCGCAGAGGATGTTAAGACACTTGTACTGCCTGGGGACATTATAGTGGCTCAAGCCCTGAAGAATGAGATACAGATGGTTACCCGCGATATATCTATTGAGTTCTTTCGAGAGGTATCCGAGTTGTATGACGATGTTATATACGTATTCGGTAATCACGAGTTCTACAACAGCGAGTATACTGTAGCTAAAGAGCTTATCATGGATATACTGCCTGATAATGTACATGTACTAGATAACTCTAGTATAATTATCAAGGGACAGAAGTTCGTTGGTTCTACTATGTGGACTGATATGGGGCAGTTAGATAGCTATGACCTAAATAGAATTAGGCAGGCTATGAACGATTATCACTGTACTAAAATTGGGTACGAAAGGATGAATCCTTATCACACCAAGAAGTTTTTTGAGACTGCTTACCAGTACCTTTTCGGTAACATGGATAAGGATACTGTAGTTGTGACTCATCACTTACCTTCTTGGAGGTCTGTACATAGCAAGTATGCTAACGACCCTCTAATGTCTCATGCTTATGCCAGTCACTTGGATGAAGAGATTAGACATTGCCAGCCTAAGTTATGGCTGCATGGTCATTCTCACGAGCCTCATGACTACGATATTGGCAATACGAGAATACTATCAAATCCTAGGGGTTATATAGGACACGAACCTCAAGCAGATGGTTATAAATTTAAGGTTATTACAATTTAATTCTTGACACAATGGTTAAACGTGCGTATAATAGCTTTATAAACTTAAGAAACAAGCAAATCCCAGAGGATTGTCCTGCCTCTTAAATCCGGACAAGTGCCCTTTCTCTGTAATGCACTTTAAAAGTTAATGGAGACTTCTAGCGACAAGATGATCGTCGGGTTAACATTTAACAAGTGAATACTAACCCTGTTCCTACATGCAGTACTGCATCGTAGTTACTAAAATGTAGTTACTTGGTGGTGCCAGAGCTTGGGAAAGTAATGGAAGACGTTGGGAAGGGGCGCAAACTAATTCTGGGAGTGAAGCACAACGGTTGTGCAGTGGGTTGTCTACCTTCAGGCTGCGGGTTCGAATCCCGTTACTCTCGCCAAACAAAAGGTACTAAAATGAAGTATTTAGTCATTACAGATATGGGGCATAGAAGTGGAGAAGCGTATCGCATTGTAGAAAGCGACAATGTAGATGAAGTATATTCACAGGCACTAGCTATATCCACAGGAATAGCTGTGAGAGTGGCTTTAGCGTTAGACCTATCAGTATCAGAAGCTATTGATAGCATACGAATCAATGTGGTAGAAGCCACAGAAGGCGAACTAAAGGAATTTGAGTAATGACTAAATATTTAGTAAAGACAGACATGGGCTACTGTGGCACAGAAAGTTATGACATAGTAGAAAGTGATAACCCTGATGAAGTATATTCGGAATTTCACGCGGCAGCATGTGAAAGCGTAAGCGTATCAGTGTCAGAAGCTACCGAAGATCAAATCGACAGCTTTGAATAACCAAACAACATCCTAGTGGCCAAACTGGACTAAGGCACTGCACTTTCACTGCGGCGATTGCAAGTTCGAACCTCGTCTAGGGTACCAAATTTAGTTTGATGGGATGGCCTATAAAAGGCCTGTGCGCGTCAACGTGCGATGCCTCCTGTTGACGCAGGAGTATGCAGACTCATCAAACTAATTCTATTTCTATCAAGGAACCATAATGAACCATCAAAGAATTCAAGAGCTACTAGCAAAGCCTGGGAAAGATTACACTATAGAAGAAACAGTGGAAGCACTTGAACTTCTAAAAGAGTCCTACCAAGAACTTGATGCTTTATGGGTAAAGATAGTACAGAAACACAAAAGAGTTTTAATGCCTCGGTAGCTTAGTGGTCTAAAGCAGTGAGCTTTTAACTCATTGATCGAAGGTTCGAATCCTTCTCGGGGTACCATTTTTCAGAACCACCTTTTGGCATATATAGTAGTTTCAGAAGAACACAAATAAAGCGTTCTGCCAAAATCTCAGCCCACTGATTCAACCCAGTGGGTTTTTTTATGTCTTGACTTTAGTCCCAAAACAACGTATAATGGTTTTATAAATAGGAGAACACAAAACATGGGCGATTTACTTAAATTTCCAAATAAGCAAGAACCAGTCAAACTTACAGTAAAACAAATAGAAGATCATCTAAAATTAGATAGTGCCATATTAGTAGACGGCTACGCTGCTTTAGATGATTTGATGGATCAGATCAACCATCTAGAGAAAAAGCTACATACAACGGAAGCCTCGTACAACGACAATATACGTGAGCTTGTAGGTTTGAAGGGTGGTATTTATAACGTAGACATGGAGTTAATAGAATATGCTACCTGTGTGCGTATCAGTCTAACAGAAAGTGGTAACGCAGAAGAGTATATACTTGAATTAATTGATGCACCTGCCTTTGAGGATTTCACCTATGACAAATAAAGATACAGTAACAGTTGACAAGGTAGCACTTACCCGCTTGATAGAACTTACCAGTGCCAGAGTAGGTGATCTGGACATTCTGGAGTATCTAGAACAGCAATCAATTCTAGACGGCTTTGAGGAAGTTCTAGAGGAAGACACATAATGTATACATTGATAAGTGAGGAAGAGATAGCAATCCTAGTGGAAGGTGCAGAGCAAAACCCACAAAACGAAGATGTTATGAAAGTCATAAACACTCTACAGAAATTTGTCGATCTTCGTAACACTACAGGCCACTTCAGATCAGGAGGTGAGACATAAATGAAATATCTATTTTTAGGCATGGACGGGGTCGCTAATTGCTTCTCTAGGGAGATCGAAAATGACGTTAAAATCCCTAAAGCTATATGGCGAGTCAACAGTGAGAAAGTGAAGTTCCTTAATGTACTCGTAGAAGATACTGGCGTTAGCGTTATTCTCTCTAGTACGTGGAGGATAGGTGAAACCATAGAGAGCATGAACTCAGTATTTAAACAATTAGGTTTTACCTTTGAGATTACTGACTTCACTGACACAACCGGCCCACTACGGGGCAATGAGATACATAGATTCCTAGCAGATAAGGACTACGAAGAGTATCTCATTATAGATGATGACTCGGATATGCTCTATTGGCAACGTAACAATTTTATGCAGATAGATGGGTCGTATGGTTTATCTAGTTCACACGTATGGAAAGCAGTGAGGTTCCTAAATGGCACTACCAGACACTTATAGTTACATAACGAAGATAGAAGACAGGTTTAGCCGTAGAATACTAGACTACATCGACCAGAAAATAACAACAACCCCGAAGATGGAAACTGTGATACAAATCAGTGATGAACTAGGATACGCACCCGCTGCAATTCTTTCTTACATAAATCGCAGCGGGGTTGGAATAGTAACAACAAAGCACGGGACTACAGTTAGATCGGATTTATGGACTGAACTAGACGAGTGGGTAGATATTTTACAGCAGTAACAACAAAAGCCCTTTAACTAGGGTTTTTTATTGCTTGTATAATGAGATCTTCGATCTCTATACGAGCGCTAATAAAGTAAGTCTATAGAACTAGGAGGAATAAGAATAAACTAGCAGCTAGAGAGGAGCAAGCAAGGTAAATTCAGATAAATTAAGTTAAAGTGAATAGGATTTTTAATGACCAATCGCGAATAGGGCCAAATTGGGTCTTCCGGGGTGCTTAAACGAATAACGAGGATTCAGCATGATTAGTTCTTAATGTATTTCTTAAAACAAGACAGTGTAGATATTGATGCGGGCTTATCCAGATTTATGATAGACTTGAGCTGTTTAAACGAATTAAATATCGTATTAGCGAAGTTATCTCTGGGTTACTGCTAGCTTACATTAAGTCACTCTAATCTACTGGATTCATTCGATTCTATTTCGCTTTAGGCTACATAGAAGAATAATTGCAGTAATAGAGAGGATAATATTTCGCTAGCATTGAGTTATATAAAGTGGAAGTTGCTCTTGCTTCACATCAATTCTGAACTATTATTATACCATGAGATTTGGCAGAACACAAGTATTATTTTCCATAGGTGAGTTGAAATAGCTATCTGTGCAGGCCTAGACAAACGTAGAAATATTTTAATAGGCAATAAAAAGAGGCAATTAAGCCCCTCTTATCTGTTTTGTTGCGTTCTAGCCTGCTGAGAAAAACTGGATTGAAGCCTTGCCTAACATACTAGATAAGATTACTATGACCACAATACTGCATACATAGATTATATCTTCTTTCATTTTTTATGCTGCTCCACTCATTAGTAAAGAACCGAAAAGCCTACAGGCCCATACTCCTAGCACAAACCATAACACCACCCAAAGAGCAACTTCTGCTTTATTGCTCATTAGAATGGCCCCATTATTAAATAGCCTAGGCCGAAGCCTATCCAGAGTCCTACTACAAAACAGATAAGTACTTTGGCTGCAATACCTAGATAAAAATTATGCAACTTATTCATTGATTTTCCTTAGTTGATTATTAGAATCGCAACCTGCACTAGGCAGACTGCGACTGCGATTTGTATTATAGCGGATAGAAACGCCTTGAACATCTGAGACAAAGTGTATCTAGTAGCACTATCCACTAGTACGTACTCCCGCTATTTTTATCACGGTAGCTGTTGACTAATCGCAGCACGTCGCTAAGCGCAGCGGGGTCGTCGTTAATCTTCCAAAGTACCTCGCCCGCTACTGTCATGGACTCGATAACGCAGCCTTGTCGATTCTCAAACTGGAACTGCGTGTACTCTTCCCCGTTTACCCAATATTCATCGTTACTGAAGACTCCCTCAATCGCTGGGCCTGACTCTCGGTGACGCTTTCCGGAAACCCAATACTCTTTAGTGCCCTCCGGTGTAGTTACTGCGGGGAGCCCTCCCTCTCGGTGAAGCCTGCCTTCGTGCGTCCATACTTCTTTATTATTCGACATATCTACTTTGTAAAACATTAGTCTTTCCACTCCACTGGGTCACAGTTTTCTTCGAAGTAAACAGCTACTTTCTCTTTCGTAGCACGTACTTTTGCTCTGAGTTTAGGGCTGTTATAGTAGTAGCCTTGCACTACTTCCGTACTAGCTACACACAAAAACATAGTGCCAAAAAATGCAGGTAGTAGTAATGCTAAGAAAAGCTCCATTAGTCCGATAAGCGCATAGAAGGTGAAAAAGTAACCGTGTATATGATTAGCGCCAGGTAATAATTCTACGCCTATAACCCACACAGGTGCTACTGCTAGAAATGTTACTCCGCCCAGTATTGATAACTGAGCGGCAGTTCTAAGTACTACGTCACAAGCGTTAGAAGGCTTGTCGTATATTGTGAGATTTCCGAAGTTTAAGAACTTACCTAAAAAACTCTTTTCCTTAATTATCATTTTCTTGGTTTACCTTCTGTAAGCTTTCTATAGCTTGTATCATTTCAGCTCTAGTAATATCAGTAGTTTCTTCTACTAGACTTAATAGAGTTTCCAGAGTATTGTCAATACCCTGGTAGTACATATCCATCAGATCTTTAGTCAAGTCTGTGGTAAGCTTTGGGGCTACATCTTCAAACAGGGCGTTTTTATTTGACGGCATCTAATCTCCCTTGTGCGCTGTTAGCGATTGCTATTAGCATCATCTGCGTATCGAATGTAGTCATTTGTGGGTCTGCTGTAAAAGCATCTATAATTGCCTGCGCTCCATCGCGTAACCCTTTGTCGTACGACACTTTATCTACTTTAACTTCGGTCATTGTCTGTCTTTCCTTCTTCAATAGCAGCTAAGTGCTTACGAATGTATTCCGTAGCCACAGAATCACACCATCGTGCTTCTTGACCACAATTTACGCATTTTATATCTTCTTTCATGCTACTTCCTTAACTTTTCAACATGTATATTATCTCAAATATTGAGTATAAAGTCAACTGTTGTTTAGGTATATGCACTAGATTTCTTGAGGCGGGGTCGGAGGGGCCATCATCCAGTGAGTCACGTTGCTATGGCCTCCGTAGATTCCTGAGTACTCGTTATCTCCTAAGTACATACCATAGTTTACAAAGCCATCTGCTGTGTAATACCACACGATTGTGCTTAGTGCGGGGTGTCCCGCATCAGCTACTACATTCCATAGCTTACCTTGTTTTTGCTCGATAGAGTCGCTGAAAAACTGCACTAAAGAGTGGTAAATCTCCGCATCTCTAGTAACAACCCTACCATTTACTCGGAAGATGCCCTCACTAGAAATCTCAAGCGCAGCAGTTTCAGCGTCTTTTAGGCAGAAGCTGAATGCATTGATTTTTGGTTTTGTTAGTGTTGTTGAGGGGTCTGCTTTCATACTTATTGTCATTTGTTTCTCCTAAGCTCTTTACCGTCAAGGCCGCATCTAGGGCACTTCCGGTCTAATTGTTTACACTCAGACACAACTATCGAAGTAATCCAAGTATGTGTATTACTACAGTCATACAACTAATACTAGTGAGGAGGGCATAACTTGCTGGGGTTCAGCATCTACCCACCAAGTGCATTCTTCCGCCCATAAATGGTAAACGTCATGGTCGGGGTGGTTACCTCTCATCTCAAGTTGTAAAACTACTAGAGGTGGCTTAAACCATCTGGTTTCTGCTCTAAACCGAGTGTTTCCTGTTAGCACAGATTTCATATTGCGTCCCCTAACCATAGGTCTGTTTGTTTTTGTAATATTTCTCGAAAGCTCAAAACTACAGGCTTCTCTTCCCTCTCCCTAGCTACACGGTCATTCCATTCATCCCAGTTTGCTACTGAAAGAGATTTGTTAGTTTCTACTTCTCTCCGTCTAACAAACCTACACATGGCATATACGTGTCTAGGCATAGAGCTTATGTTAATTTGCTTAACCTTGGCCCGTCTGAAGAATCCCTGTCTTCGAACAGTAACTTCCCACAAATTAAGTTTTTTGACATACTTTAGGGAGATAGTGCAATTTTCATTAATAGCTACCTGCCTGGATGCACTAGCTATGTAGATGTTAATACGCCCCCTATATCTCTCCTCATCCAAGTTAACTGTTTTGCTATTAGGATTCTTAGGGTTTTCATACGAGTACTCGACTAATCTTTTAGCCATGTGTCTGTCTCCTGTTGAAGTTGCTCTCGTAGCGGTACGTTGCTTGCTGGTGCTTTCTTTTCTTCTTCACGTCTACGATGTTCAGTCCAAGATATTTTTTCGGCCTCTTGCTTATCCCGGTTTTGTCTGAGCTGGTATTGAAGGTCAGAACCATATGTACTTGAACTTATACTTACAGGCCCGTGGTATTTCCTTTCGCGGAATCTAGGGTTTTCACTAATAGCCGAATACTGGTTGCTGTTCTTGAGCTGCTCCTCAAGTGCTTCGCACATGTTCTGAACAAGGAGAATCATGTAGTCTTCTTCGACGAGGGGTAATACCTTTCTAGTTGTGTAAAAGCCTAAAGTAGCGTCTAGGTACCACACGCATCTCATGTGGCAGAAGTCAAATGCCAAGCCTACATTCCTAGACTTGGCATATGCCTTACTTTCCAGCACACAGCGCTTCTCTTTATGCACTAGTCTTTAGTCTTGTGCTTAATAGCAATGCTAGCGTCTGGTAGTCTTGCGATAATGCGCTCAACTAAGGCATCGCCTTTTTCTATCTGAGACTTAAGGATGTCTGTAAGAGCATTCTGGTGAGACTTAGTAGCTTCCGCTAGGTCTGTAGCGAACTTCTTTTCTTGTGCAGCTTTAAACTTATCTTGTTCTAGCGCAGCACGTTCGGACTTCATCTTAATCATGTGAGCCAGGTCTTCTGTCGCCATTTTATGCTCGTTCTTAAGAGCTAGTATCTCAAGATTCAGGTTGTCCGCTAGTTCTTTGCTGTAATCAAGTTTTCTATCCGCGTTAGCTTTATCTTTTTTCAGCCTTTCTACTGTGTCGGTTAAGTCTACAACCTGGTCTACTAAGGACTGAGCGCCCTCTAGTTCCTCTAGCTGACTCTTCGCTTGCGCTATTTGTTCTGCTACTGTTAATACTACCACTTCTTCTTTACGTCTAAACATTTTATGTTCCTTTTATGGCTTACAATTATTACATGTTGTGGGCTTAGTTTCAGTTTCGTCGTACTCTTCTAGACAAGGAATCTCATCTAGGGGTATTTGCACTCCACTCTCTTTGCAAGGCGCGCCACACCAATCACATCTAAACTTAGGTCGATTAGACGTGGTGTTTGCTGGTGTTATATTTTCGGGGGCGATATAGTTATTTTCGCCATTTCCGTAAAAGAGTTCTTTAAGGTAAAAGTAGCTGATTGGGGTATAATTCAAGTTCTCGCAAGATACGTTATAGTACCTGTTGTCTGGGAGAGTAGCCGCATGAACGTGTCCATGCACATTGAAAGAATTTCTCAACTCTAAGGGATGCACAGGGTGATGTGAAAACCAAAATCCACCACGCTTAAATAGACTGCCCACTCGAAACACTAAGTCTTCTTGCAGGATTTGTCGGATTAATCGTTGGCGCTTTGCGTTGTCGGTATCATGGTTCCCTAGAACCCAATTAACTATAACACCTTTGTCTTTGAGGAGCCTTAAAAGCTGTATGGAAGGTTCGTCAAAGAAACAATCTCCAAGAAGCCATAAGCTATCTTTTTTAGAGACTGTTTCTAGGACGTTCTGTGTGATGGTCGCGTCATGCTCTTCAACTGTACTGAATTGCGGACGGTACTTGATAATATTGCGGTGATTTAAATGTAAATCACTAATTACAAATGTTTCTGACATTAGATGATGCCTAAGAAGTACAAGGACCAAACTAAGCACAATGAGTGGATTAGTTGATCGACTCCGATTATAGTAAAAAATTTATGTGTTTTCTTTTCCTTCCAAGCCTTACTTGTAAGTCGGGAGGTGACGTAATCTGTAGCAAAATGTAGTATACCGTTTAGTAAAGCAAACCATACACCAAAGGGAAGCAGAAACATGGAGTATACTGCAACATGGCTAGAAAGCCATTTAATACTAGTACTTTTGTTTTCTGCCATAGTTCGCGTCTGCATAACGAAGTCTCCTACAAAATGCAAAGCAAACACTGAGGACAGAATTAAAGGGTCTGTATATTCCATTTATACCTCAGACCACTGCTCGCCAATTTGGGTGTCAAGCTGGCTTTCGTGATGCTTTATAGCAGGTGTGATCTCTGCGAAAGTTTTAACTTCGGCAAATATCACCCCGCAAACAGGGTCTGCAATGCAATACATGCCATTAGCGTGGGTAATTTTATACTTGTAAGCGTTCATGTTACACCTTTTTAATTTGTAAGACCTTTTCTAGGTCTGGAGGAAAGTAATCTCTGCCTTTCAAAACCTTGCCGTCGTCTCTATATAAGACAATTCCATCTTCTAGCTTAGACATATTTGAGTCATGTACTTCATCTGTACAGGCATCTATGTCAAGGCCGCAAGCATGTCCCATTCCGTAAGATACATATATAATATCTGCAAGGGCGTCAGCAATTTCTACTAAGCATCCTTTTGATACAGCTTCTTCAAGCTCTGTAACTTCTTCGCGGATTAAGTCCAGTCGCATTTCTACTATGGCTGGGTCTGGGAGTTCGGGCAATGTCTTAACTTCTTGGCCCATTGTGGTCATAAAATCTTCTACTTTCTCAAAATTAGTTAGCTTCATTTTCTTCCTTGTATTTTGCGGCAAGTATGTCTACCTGCCTTCCTGGGCAGAATCTGCCTGTATTTGCAAAGCGCCAGCAAAAAGTCTCTAATGCTACCGTGCGGGTTTCCGTTTTTGTAGAAAACCAGTGTGTTTTCGTAATGTCTACTAAAGCTGTAGATAAGTTCTCGTCGTAAACTTTAAGGTCTCTGAAGTTACTTATCACCATCGTTTCGTTTCCTTTCCCTAACTAAAGCCGCCTGTCTTTTTCTAGTGCGCTTATCACAGGGTTTCTCAAAAAATTCTTTAGACCTGACTACATTGAGCATACCATCGTCTTGTACTTTTCGTTTAAGACTTCGCAAAGCCTGCTCAATGTTTCCGTTCCTTACTGATACTTTCATCTACTTCCCTTTTACTGCAAACAGCTCACTGCCGTCTACTTTATGAAAAGCTCTGTTGGACTCTTTGCCTTCAACAGTAACTCGTGTGTTCTTGCCTTTTAGATAAGCATCCAACTGGTTTAACAGTCGAGCCATACCATCTTTCTTTCCTACCTTAGAAGGAGAGCCATGGATGCCTTTGCTAGTGCGAGACTTTCGTGTTTTTCGGTGTGCCATTTTAATTCCTTAATTATTTTGTTGGGTTTCTAAATTTCAGAAGATATTATACCTCTGTTCGGGTTGTTTGTCAAGAAGTATTTCAAACATCTTAGTGTAGCAGGTCAGATTCAAACGTAGAAAATTCTTTGCCTGATAGAATTAGGAGCTGTTTATTTGCTTCAGCAACAGCCCATTCTTCTATAGCATCACAGCTAATATCAGCATATTCAGCGTACTGTTCTTTTAGGCAGGTGTATTTGATTACGGCTTGGTAAGTTTTTTCTAGGCACAAATTTGTACTTTTCTGTGCTCCCTTCATACCAGCCACCAAAGACTTGTTAACTTCTATCAAGTCAGATACTTTGTCTATAAAAAACCATATCCTCTTTCTTACCTCTACAGGTATACCTTCTGAGGCTAAGTAATCTTTGAGGTCGTCTATGTCTTTTTTACTAATCATCTGTAAGAGTTCCTAGTTGCTTAGAAAATTCAAGGTATCTTTCAACTTTCAGTGTCTTGGCGTGAATTGACACAGTGTTAGGGCTAAGTTTGTAGCCGTCTTCTGTAAGCATAAAACCTATGCCTAGCAAATCATTAAACTCCTCTGTAAGTCTCTCAGAGTTAGTCTTAGTCATACCTGGGCATATATTATCTCTACCGAAACGCTGTATCTTAGAGATAATCTGCACAAGTTCACCACATTCTTCGCTTAGTTGAGTTAACAACATTTCTTCTCTGTTCATCTTCTTGGTCCTTATTTTGCTTTGAATTTCCAACCCCTTTTACGCATACTACCTACTTGCTTGTAAATAGAGTTAGTAGTACGTCCAGGTAATAAAATTGTTAGTTCCTCTACACTTACTGATAGATAGTTTTCTTGTAGGATTTTACGTTCTCCATCGTGCCAAGGCTTGTTTTTATAAATTTTCATACTGTATATTATACGACCGTTAAGGAGTTTTGTCAAGGTATTTTTAAAGAATGCAAAAAAAATTTCTTGACATTTATGTTAAACTTAACTATAATAGTACACTGAGAGATATAATTAACTACAAGGAGAATAAATTTGGATTGGCCTAGTATGACTAGTATGACTAGTATAGTAATATCAGCTGTCTGTATCTTTGGGGTAGGGGCTTCCTCTTGGTCTTTAGGGAAAAAGGAAGGCATAGCGTTAGCAGTAACTCATCTATATGAAGAGGGATTGATAGACCTAGAAGAGGAAGAAGGAGAACAGTAGGTTTTAAACCTAAAGGAAAGAAAGGAGATTGCCCATGTGGGGATTTATATTTAATAGCCTAGCCAAGCTAGGCATGACTTGGATAGAAGGCCGTAATACCAAGATTAAAGCAAGAGCAGAGGCAGAAGCAAGAGTAATGGTAACAGCTGCAGAAAGCGTAGCAGACTGGGAATACGTAATGGCTAAGAATTCGGGCACAAGCTGGAAAGACGAGTGGCTAACCCTGTTATTTAGCATACCTTTAATAATGGCATTTATACCTGGCATGGTTGTTTATGTTCAAGCAGGGTTTGTAGTCTTAACAAACATGCCAGAATGGTATCAGTATACTTTAAGTGTAATTGTCGCAGCTTCTTTTGGAGTTAGGTCGGCTATTGGGTTTAACAAAACGAGAGTTAAGCCGCCTAAGGAGAGTTAATGTTCAAGCTAAACAACTTTAAACTAAGTGAGTTTTCTCTAGAAAATCTCAGCGGGGTTGTAAAGCCCTTAAGAGCCTTACTTTATATAGGCATAGATAGAACCCCTATAGACTTTGCTGTCTTAGCAGGAGTAAAAACGATAGAAACCCAAAGAGAGAACGTAAAGTCCGGAGCAAGTCAGACTATGAACTCTAAACACTTGGACGGTAGAGCTGTAGACCTTAGAGCCTATAAACAAGGCAAAGGAACCTGGGAGCCTGATGTTTACTACGAGCTGCTAGACTGTCTTATAGAGATAGCTACAAATGTAGAGCTACCTATTCGATGGGGAGGCGCATGGCACATCCCTGACATAACTAAGTACAATGGCACGGCAGAAGAAGCCAGCAGAGAGTACATAGAGTTACGAAAGTCGCAAGGTAGAGAACCTTTCGTAGATTTGCCTCATATAGAAGTGAGCTGGTAATTAAAAAGTTCTTGACAGCCTGCTTAAAAGTCCGTATAATAGCTTCATAAACTTGAGAAAGAGGCACAGATGAAGACAATTTACAAGTACGACCTCAGCATAATCGCAAAGCAGCAAGTACAGTTATCCTCTAGTGCTAAGATACTGTCAGCAGGTTCTATAAAAGGCCGAATATCTATATGGGCCGAAGTAGACCCTGACGATAAAGTGTTTACAGGTAGAACTATTTACATCTTCCCGACAGGTTATAAAGTACCTGGATTTATGGACCTAGAGTTTATAGATACGGTAATCATAACAGAGATAGCTGAAGTGTACCATATTTACCAAGAAAAAGATTAATGCGGGTTTAGCTCAGCGGCAGAGTGTCTGGTTTCCACCCAGTTCGTCAGGGGTTCGAGTCCCCTAATCCGTTCCAAACCTCTCTCCTTCTCGGGATGAGTAGTCCACAACTCCGCCTAGGGACTTTAATGGCGGTACAAAATTAACGGAAGATTGACAGAGTGGTAATGTGCCTGATTGCTAATTAGAGGCGCTCGAAAGGGTACGAGGGTTCAACCCCCTCATCTTCCTCCAAATAAGCTATTATAATGCCGAAAGTTTATTTAGTAGAGTACGGAAACATTTATGAAGGCCCGTATGGTAATGCAGGCTTATACAGTGATGAAAAGCAGGCACTTGCCGCTTTAAAAATACAGCGACAAAAGAACGAAAATGATAAATCAGCGCATCTCTATGCCGAAATCGTAGAGCTGGAGTTAAAATAATGTCTACATCAGAACTAAGACGACCATTAAAAACTAGGGAGCTAGAAAGCTTTCTTAGCACTTGCTCGCCTGAAACTAAAGTATACATCGGGTCAGATTCAGAGTGTTTTAGAGTACGCGGAGTTGATGTTGTAGAATACTGCGTAGCTATTGTAGTTCACATTGATGGTTGCCACGGGTGTAAAGTATTCGGAGAAGTTCTCCGTGAACCTGCCCCTGTAGAGCGGCTAAACAAGCCCTTTAATCGCATGATTCGAGAGACTACTCAAGCTATCGAAATGTACCAGCGTACAGAAGACATCATGGTAGAGTATGGTTTCGAGCCAGAGGTTCACCTAGATATTAATCCTAAAGAAAGCGAAGGCAGCTCTTGTGCCTTGAAAGCTGCTATCGGTATGGTAATGGGTACAATTAATGTTATGCCTCTAGCCAAACCTGATGCATTCGCAGCTTCCTTTACCGCAGACCGGCTGGACCGCGTTCTACGAGAACAAAACGCAGCCTAGTAAAATCAATGAGTTGTTAGTGAAAAATGGAAACACGCGGCACTCCAAACGCCTGCAACGGGGGTTCGATTCCCTCACGACTTGCCAAACAAACACAACCTCTCCCTCTTTCCTTCGGGCTATGGAGAGGTTCTTTTAATACGGATACCCCAGAAGATGCTTAAATATATAGAAGGAAACTTAATTGATGCCTTCCTAGCAGGCGAAGTTAATGTTATAGCACACCAGACTAATTGTTTCAATACTATGCAGTCTGGTATAGCGCCTCAAATTGCAAACGCTTTTCCTGGAGTAAGGGAGGTTGATGCTGCAACTACCAAAGGCGATATCTCTAAACTAGGTACTACAACACAGGCTCTTGTACGCTGTGGTATGGTATTTAACCTCTATTCTCAGTATAGGTACGGAAAAGGCCCAACTCAGTATACAGATTATAGAGCTATGTTTTCAGCTCTTCTCTGTATGGGCGATACCTTACAGGGGCTGGAAATAATAAAAATAGGTATGCCTAGAATAGGATGTGGCAGAGGAGGAGGTGATTGGAAAGTAGTTCAGGGTATAATCTCTAGTGCTCTGGCAGGCTTCGATGTTACTATTTATGACCTCCCCACCTAAAAATACTTCTTGACAGTATGGTCAAATGTGCGTATAATAGCTTCATAAACTTAAGAAACACCAAGGATTTAAGGATTTAAAAATGAATACTCAAGCGACATTACCAAGCAATCAACCGGCCCCCTTGTATATTGGGCTTGCGAATCAGCTTGGCTTAAAAAGGGTGTTTGTTTGAAGTAAGAGTCTTTATGTCTTAATCAACAATAAACCCGAGCCTCAAAACCTCGGGTTTTTTTATCGGAGAAATTAATGTTTGACGAATTAGAGAAGGTAGGTGAACAGGCAAAAACTATGGATGTACACTCTTTAGTACCATTAAGCGTAGCTATATCCGATCTACAACAGCAAATAGATGCGTTAGTAGCAGAAAAGTTTGACCTAATAAGAAACACGATAGAATAAGAATTTGGGGCTGTAGCACAACTGGGAGTGCACCTCTTTTGCAAGGAGAAGGTTGAGGGTTCGACTCCCTTCAGTTCCACCAAATTTATGAATACAATTAATTGGTAGCGGGCCCTCCAGGTGGGGGCACCTGGCTGTTAACCAGGACGTGGGAGGTTCGAGTCCTCTGCTACTAGCCAAATAAGGAAAGTCATTTAGTTCTTGACAAACAATCGCAACGGGTGTATAATGGTTTTTCAAATGCGGAGAAATAAAAAATGACATCAGCAACAATCACAGACGCTTCTGTGGACCATATAATTTGTGAAGAACTAAAACTTAATATAAAACTATCATACCAAGAATTAGTACATGCTAAAAAGTTTTATTACAAGAAAGATATTAAAGAAGCGAAGAAAGAGTTTAAAGCACTATTATACGTTTATGAATACTTCGCTGGAGAGCAGATAGCCCTAGATTTAAAAAAGGAGTTGAAATGCTCTTAGTAAAGTTTGAAGGTAACTACTCAGACGAGTTTGATTGTAACTCATTTCGTTTAATGACAGAAGCACAGTGGGCAAATGCTCTAGCTAACTTCAAAGAAGAGTTTGAGCATAGCGATAATGACGAAGTAGCGTTCGGCTTTGGCTCTAATGAAGACATATTTTATGTCGGCATGTCCGAGCTGCTAAAAGACTTTACCATTAGAGAGATAACAAAGCTCGAAGCAGAAACATTGATGGAACTGTTCCCAAACTGTGAGCTTTACGCTTTCGGAACAGGAATATATTACTAAACCACGGGGAGAACGATTAGCAAGGTGCGCAAGGCGGCTGTAACCCGCCAGTCTTCGGACACGGTAGGTTCGATTCCTACTCTCCTCACCAATTACTCTAGTAGGTGGCGCGTAAGCGATAGAAGGATTAAAAACCTTCCTAGATACTAACCCGTTGATCGGGAGCGACGACCGCATCGGACTATAATGGCGGTAGGTAAAGAACAGACCCTAGGCAGTGAACAAAAGTAACTGTGAGGCGAATAAAAGTAACGTAAGTCCTAGTCTAATTATACTTTAGGTAATTTTATGCAGCAATACGAAATATGGAGTGAAGGCTTTATATCTACAGGGCAAGTAAGTAATGCTACGTGGTGCGGAACCGTCACAGCAGAAAGTTTTCAAGCTGCATGTGACGAAAAATTTAAAGACCACAAAAATTTTTACAAAAAAGAAAAATTAACTTATTGGGGTTGCAGGCTTTTTGATAACGAAGCAGACGCCCGAAGAAGTTTTGGATAATTAATGCTCCTGTGGTGGAATGGTATACACACTGGTTTTAGAAATCAGGGCCGAAGGGATTGAGAGTTCGAATCTCTCTAGGAGTACCAAACAATGGTGAGTTGGCCCAGTGGTAGGGCAGTAGAAGAGCTGGTTCGATTCCAGCAGCATGATTCATGTATGGCCCAGTGGTAGGGCAGTAGCAGATTTGGTTCGATTCCAATAACTTACCCCCAATTTATGTACTAAGTACCTAAACGAAGCATTACAGCACTGTATAAGATAAATGAGCCATAAGCCGGTCTAGGACCCTCACTTATACAGACTTTGGAACCTAAGGCTGTACTAATTAACACGGTGGTCAAGTTGGAACGGCTTCCAAGATCACGGCGCAGTAAAACGCTTAGCCGACTAATAATTGCTCCTGTAGCTGGATGGTTCCGGCGCGAGGCTTTGAACCTCGTCAGTATAAGAGTTCGATTCTCTCAGGGGCTTCCAAATTTACGGGATATTATAATGGAATACCACGATTTGTGGCTCAAAGGCAGAGAAGGCAACTTCATAGCATACGAAGACTTAGTAGATAAAGAAGTCTACATAGTAGATGCCCGCAACTTTAAAATAGCCTTGTTTATGCAGGTTATAGAAGGCTTCGAAGGAGTACGCGAAAAATTCGGTACGACATTTATAGATATAGAGTACCATTATGATAAGGGGGCTCCCTTCGGTACAGTACGACCCCTTAGGAAAGCTACTTTATTAGAAAAACAGGAGTGGTTTAAAGAGGCTATAGAAGCCAGCAAATAATGCTCCTATGGTGGAACGGCATACACACTACGCTTAAAACGTAACGACATAGTCATGTGGGTTCGAATCCCACTAGGAGTACCAGATTGAAAACATACAAAATAACATTCCCAGGAGTTTCGATTGGAGGAGTAATAATCCTACGAGCTAAAAATAAGCAATGTGCTATAGCAGCCGCTTCTGCACAGTGCTGGGTATTTTTGGAGGACTTGCACGAGACTCCTGAAAAGATATTGATAAAAAAGATAAAAGAGACAGCAGTAATATTATATCACCAAGATGGAGATTATTAGTGAACTATATAGTAATGTACAGGCTAGGACACAACCCAGGAACCTGGACGATTAAACCATGTTCTAGCTACTCAGAAGCTGTTACTTGGCAGGACATGCACAATATATCAAGAGACGTTCTAGAGTCTAAAATCAAACGTAGAGCTACACGATGAGAATACTATCAAAAGTTAAAGATGGGGGCCAAGAGTCTCCGGTAGATGCCTACTTCCTAGTTGAATGGAAGAGTGTATTTTCTATAGCACTTTTGAAGTTCCACAAAGGAAGAAGAGAGCAGTTTCACACTCACGCCTTCAATGCGTTAACGTGGCTAGTATCAGGAGACTTAATAGAAGAAGACTGCGACACAGGAGACTTTTATCAATATGACAGGTTCCTGATGCCTAAAGTTACTAAAAGAACTACAAACCACAGAGTTACAGCTTTTAAAGATAGCTGGTGCTTTACAGTTAGAGGCCCGTGGTCTTCCGAGTGGAGAGAAGTAGATAAAGATAAGAATACTGTTAGTACCTTAACGAATGGCAGAAAGGTTACTAAAGTAAACCAGTTTAACCAAGATTAGCGCAGCCTGATAGCGCACTCCGTTTGGGACGGAGGGGCCGTGAGTTCGAATCTCACATCTCGGACCAAATTATGCAGAGGTAGTTGAGAGGCTCAACGCTACGTTGCCAACGTAGAGACAAGGGTTCGACTCCCTTCCACTGCTCCAAATCAAAAGTTCAAAAAACTTCTTGCTAAAATGCTAAAATCAACGTATAATAGGTTTCTAAGTTGGAAAAAAGAGTACAAAAGTTTTTCACATCGAAACTGGGTAAGCCGGACCAAAGCTAGGAACCGCTGCAGAAAGTCGATGGAGATACTCGAAAGGGTGAGCACCTCAAATACGTAAGAGGCCACTCAAGACGTCTCTGATATGCTCCGTGTGAGTATCTTGAAAATTCATGCTCGGTTAGCTCAATGGTAGAGCATGCGGTTGATAACCGCAAGACAGTGGATCGTTACCACTACTGAGTACCACTTTATGGTGCGGCTGATAATGCTGGCGAGTCAAGGAGGACACACGCGTGAAGTGTGTGAGGTACCCCTCCGGCCTTTACAGGCTATGGAGGTTCGAATCCTTCCCAAACCACCATATTTAAAAAGTTCAAAAAACTTCTTGCTAAAATGCTAAAATCAACGTATAATAGCTTTATAAAATCAAGAAAAGCAAAATTTAGGGAATGATCTGCGTGACTAGGCTCTGGCACAAACCGGCTTTAACAAGTCCTGACGTAACCAGAATGAGACAATAGTGGGGTAAGAACACAATGTCCCCGACAGATCATTCCCTTAATTTTGTTTAAGTAGTATATAGTTTAAGGATACAGAACGGGCGAAAAGCCGATGCAGGGCTTTTGTAATGCTCAGAAGGGGGTTCGATTCCGTCTGCCAGCACCACTATATTAAAGGAGATATTATTATGTTGAATTGAAAAAGGAGAACATAATATGTCAAAAACCGTTAGAAAGATAGATGAAACACGAGAGTATCTCTTAAACACAGACCTAGTAAACACAGGCTATGGGTATACTTATCACATAGTAAGAGTGACCCCTACTAAAAAAGAGCTGGCTATAGCTTATAGTGATTCAGGAGCAGGACACGGTGGCTACTCTTATAGAAGCCATCAATGGTATTTTAACCGAGTCAGCCGAAAAAGAAGAAGAAGTGCCAGAGACCTAAGACAAAAGCTGTATACCTCCGAAGATTACGAAGATTTTGATTACTTTGAATCCGGCCCAGAGAAGTATCGTAAAGGAATCTGGTCAGATATATACTAATAACACTCTCGCCAACTGGATGGGAGCAGCCCTACGAAGGCAGCAGTTGGGGGTTCGAGTCCCTCCGGGAGTACCAAATTGACAACTTTCACGATACACATACCTAACGATGTAGAAAAACTAGGGTATATGATGGGACACAGTGGTAATCTATCTGTAGTTTACGGATACGATCAGTCCAAAGAAATAGGGACAGCTACAAATATAAGAGGGGAAGGATTCAAGGTAATTGCAGATATCGTGCTCTTTGATGAATTTGCTAACGAAGACGTAAAGTTAGAGTTTTCTGGGGGTTTTGCCATATACCACGAAGACAGCTTATGTGAGTTAGTAGTTATATCAGGAACTTACTTTTAATGATTACAGACTCAATAAAGCAGGACTTCAAAGAAAAAGTGGAAGACGTTTTATTATTAATAAAACAAAGAGTAGCAATACATAGAATGCCTGTTCGTGTAGAGGCATCTGTAACTTCTGCTAGAGCAGAAATAAAGTTAATACCGAAACATATGATGGGCGAAGCAAACGCTGCTAAGTATATGGTTTGGATAGATAAGACTAGCGGAGACATTCGCTGGTGTCACGGAGGTTTTTAATGCTGGGATGGCCGAGTCTGGTTAGGTAGGCGATTGCAACCCGTCATGTACGTGAGTTCGAATCTCACTCCCAGTTCCAATTTTAATGCTCGGTTAGTTCAATGGTAGAACGTCGGTCTTACATACCGAAGACAAAGGCTCGAATCCTTTACTGAGTACCAAATCGCGCGATAGCTGACAACCAGCTTGGAGAGGCTCTTCTGTTGACAAAGAACCCTGTCCCACAATTTTATGTCGGGCTATGTGTGGTAGCAAGCTATAGCAAGAGGTTCGATTCCTTAAGCCCGACAGCTTATTTAACCCTTGACGCGGGGTCTCAACGGGTGTATAATGGTTTTTCAAATGCGGAGAAACATGAAATGTACAAAGTTTATTACCACAACCGAAAAGCCAACAAAACAAACGTAGAAATTTGCGAAACTTCCGACATTCTAGACTCTTTCCTTTATATTCTAGAGCTGACAGGTGAAATTATGCACAAGATAGAGAAAATTTAAGGAACTTGTATGATGACGAACCAAGAAGTATACGACGAGATGACTATAGACTTGATGGAGTTCGCCTCAGATAACGAGCTACCCTCTTCAGAAAAACTAGTACTGCTGGAAACAGTAACTAAGTACTTTAACAAACTAAACTTTACGGAAGATACGGCTGGGTAGGCTGGCAAACGGTGTTGAATACCGTCGTGTCGTTAGTAGCGGCAGGGGTTCGACTCCTCTATCTTCCTCCAAACCCTGGAATGGCCGTCCCGCCGCCTTAAGTTGCGGGTACTTATGACCAGATACAAACACTCTGAGTGTATTAGCAGATCACTAGTACATTGGCCGCGTAGCCCGGAAGTAGAGTGTTTTTATGTGGCCGTAACTCAACAGGTAGAGTCCCGAACTGTGACTTCGGCATGACGAGGGTTCGAGTCCCTCCGGTCACCCCAAAGAAATAAGGAGATACTATGCACAAAGCTATATTAAGCAGCGAGACGCACTCTGTAGAATTTTATGAAGCACAGAGTAAGTATTGTGCCCAAGCCGAAGCAGCTTGGCACGAAGATAATAGTTCTAAAAATAGAAAAGCCTTGAAGAAGTCTAGAAAAGAGTTCGAGGCCATGTACTACAGGAACCGATAAAGTTCTTGACAAGTATCTTAATTATTGTTATAATATCTTCTGAAATTAAGAGAGCTTATAATGAACATATTTGTATTAGATAATGATATAACCAAGTGCGCTCAAGCACATATGGACAAGCACGTTACCAAAATGATTTTAGAATCCGCTCAGTTGTTATGTACCTCTAAGTGGGTAACAGACATATTGGGGTACATACCTAGATTCCTGACTCCGGCTGAGTCTAAAAAAGTGCGTGACTTGGCAACCGCTGCTAGGTATGTGCCCCTTGGAACTAGAATCGCAGAAGGCTTTCCTGCTGAATATTTACCTTTTGGCATCAACCATCCTAGTTGTATATGGGTACGCTCAAGTTTATCTAATTGGGAGTGGCTAATCGAGCTTACTGAAGCTATGCAAACCGAGGCACTCTATAGAGGCTTTAAGCCACACAAATCTATGGAAGTGCTACGAGAAATGCCAATCCCATACGACCTAGATGAACCTAACCTAACTCCTTTTGGTATGTCAATGCCAGATGAATATAAACAGGAAGACCCGATAGAAGCATATCGTCTATATTATCAACTTGATAAATCTCATATAGCAGTATGGACTAAGAGAGGCGCTCCCAACTGGTGGATAGAATGACAGAAGAAGAGCTGGAGAAACTAGAATTCGATGAAAATTTGTAATAAATGTGACACAGAAAAAGAGCTTACAGAGTTTTTCTCTAACGGTTATACGCCTAAAGGGACTAAAAAATATAAACCCAACTGTAAGCCTTGTACTATGTCGCAGACAAAAGCTCAGTATAGAAAAAGATTAGATGAGATAGTGCGCTCTTTAGGCAGACTTATGGAATGTACAAATTGTGGTTATGACGATAATTTTGCGGCACTACAGTTTCATCATATTACAAAAGAAAAGAATTTCGAGATTTCTAGTGGTACTACCAGAAGTGTGGAGAGCTTGACCAAAGAAATAAAATTATGTGTAATACTGTGTGCTAATTGCCATGCAATAACCCACGATAGAATTTGATGAAGCAACATGAAGATCGGACGGACGCTGGTTCGATTCCAGCCGCCTCCACCATAAGTACTCTAGTGTAAGGCACCTTAGCTTAGGGAAACCTAAAGCTAACACCAGTTAAAGTCTGGTTAGAGTATTTTTGAAGGGGGCGATCAGGATTCGACGGACGGGAATAGTGAAGTGGAGAATAGGTGATCTAAGCGACCTTAACCGCGAAGAATGTTATAACCGCAAACGATGAAACGTTTGGTGAGACTGCACTAGCTGCATAATCTCCCTCAGGGTAACGCCTGATTATCAATAGTACTAACGGGAGCCCTAATAAGCTCCCGTTTTTTATGCTGCGCCGATAAGCTAAATTTAGTTCGGTTTAAAGTTACACATGTGGTTAATAATTCTTGACATATACCCTATACTGGCGTATAATATTACAATAAATAGATAAAGGAGCAATCACATGAGTAAACCACATGAAAAGGTTGAGGATTTCGATGACATTTTGGAGTGTATGAACAGTACGGAACCACTATCTAACGCACAAGAGAAAGAACAACGAGGGGTAGTAATGATGGGCGTAGGCTTGGGCTTAGTTGTTGGCTTATCCGTAGGAATAACAATAGGTATACTGATAGGAGTGGCTATAAGTGGCAGTTAAAAAGAAGTCGCATGAAAACCTTAGTGACGAAAATATAGCCAAGGTTATTGACCTACTAGCAGCCGAAAAGCCTATAACTAAGAAAGAGGCGTGTGGGATTTTAAATATTTCCTACAACACCACGCGTCTAACTAAAATCATAGACGTACACGTTGCAGATATTGCATACCGCAGTGCCCGACTAGCTAAAAACAGAGGCAAGCCTGCTTCTAACCTAGAGATTAAAGAGATCATTACCGAGTACCTTCAAGGTATATCCGTTGCACAAATCGCAGCGGGTGTGTTTCGATCTACAGGCTTCGTAAAAGCTGTCATTGAGAATGTGGGAGTACCAAAACGAGGAGCAAATGCGGAAGAGAAATCCCACGTAAACTTAATTCCCGAGCAATGTATCGCAGAGTCCTTCGAAATTGGAGAGCTAGTATGGTCTGCACGATACCACACTATTGCCTGCATCCGATCAGAAATTACCCCAGATTACACGAAAAGAATGAAAGGTATAGCAGAAACAGACTATGCCACAAAATACTTGGGTAAGGTTTACACCGTATACGTTACTGAAGAAGTAACCGGCGAAAATTCTCTGTTCCCAGCTGTAACTTCTGGAGGTTTCTTCGCGTCAGTAGCTGCCTACGATTTGGGTAGCTTACAACACTTAACTACATACGGCGTGGAGCTACAGAAGATATGAAGTGTTGTCTTTGCCACGAACCCGTCCCTCCAATGCTTAAAAAACCCCTTTTAATATACTGTGATCTATGCCATAGAGAATGTAAATACGCAAAAAATTACTGCAAGGGCTGCGAGTACCCTGACTGTTCTTGTTTAAAATGGAGTAGAGAGCAAGTTGCCCAACGATTAAAAAGGAAAGAAGACAATGATAATATGCTGTAATTGGTGCAATAGAGATATTACTGACCCCAAAGACCATTATGTAGATGGTTGTAAGTATAACAAGAAGCATGGATACCATATAAGCTCTATAGAAAAAGGAGCTTTAGGCGAAGCTAGTAAAGTAAAAGAAGAGTGCCAGGAGTTTATGGATGCAGTCAATCAAAAAGTGCCCATCATGGCGCTTCTAGAGCTGAGTGATATGGTAGGTGCTATAGAAGCCTACCTAGTAAAGTATCATAAGTCTATAAGTCTCCACGACCTAAAGGCAATGTCTGTAGTAACTAAGAGGGCTTTTGATAATGGACACAGAGATTAATTGGGGTAGAATAGGCAGAGCTGTGGAGTTTTACAAAGCTCTAGGCTATACCTATGTAGAGCTTCCTTGGACTGCTTCGGAAAACTATATGCAGGCCACTATAGGCAGAGTGCATATGCTGAATTCCGACCTAGGGTTTCTAGTAGGTTCCGCAGAGCAGGCGTTCATAGAAAGAGATGGAAAGAGAAATCTTCCTAAAGGTAAGTATGTAGCATGTACGCCCTGCTTTAGAGATGACGTAAAGGACGATACACACAACAAGACCTTTATGAAAGTAGAGATATATCAAAACGATGTAGTGTCTCCCTCTGAAATGACTAGAACGCTAGCAAATGTTCGCAAGTTCCTAGTTCAGGAGGGAGCAAAGCCTGAGATAGTTGTACGCGAAACTATAGATGAAGTAGAATTAGAAGTAAATGGCATAGAAGTGGGTTCTTATGGAATGCGCGAATATGGAAACATAAAATGGATTTATGCTACAGGTCTAGCAGAGCCTAGACTTAGTAAAGCATTGGAGATAGAATGACTTGTATAGTAGCAATTGTAGGCGAGAGCGGTAAAGTAATAATGGGCGCAGACAGTGCCGGAGTAGGGGGCTATTCTATACAAGATCGTATTGACCCTAAAATATATAAAGTAGGGAAAATGCTAATTGGGTACACTAGCTCTTACAGAATGGGGCAGTTGCTGGGATACAGCCTAAATCTTCCTAAGCATAAAAAATCAATGACTACCGAACAGTATATGAATACTCTATTCATAAATGAAGTAAGAAATTGCTTTGCTGCTGGAGGTTTCATGACTTTAAATGCAGGCCAAGAAAAAGGAGGTACTTTCATTGTAGGGTATAGAGGACGAATATTCTCTGTAGAAGACGACTATCAAATTGGCGAGACCAGAGAGAATTATGCCTCTGTAGGCTGTGGAGCAGATATAGCTCTAGGCTCACTACATACCACGGAAGATATGGACATACTAAGCCTAGATAGATTATCTTTGTCTTTAAAAGCTGCCGCAAATTTTTCGGCGGGGGTAAATCCTCCATTCATCTATAGTAGCGAGAAATAGTTCTTGACAGGCACGGTTAAATCTCGTATAATAGTATTTAAAATTTAGGCAACAAGATTTTTTTTTTTTTATTAATATTAATTTAAGGAACCATTTTCATGGCATGGACAGACGAACGGAAGACCGAAGCAGTAGAAGCGTACCTAGCAGCAGACCCTACCCCCGAAAACTCTATGGAGATAGTCAAACAGATTGCGGACGACATGGAAGAGTCTCCTAACGGCGTGCGCATTATACTCTCTAAAGCAGAAGTATACGTCAAAAAAGTAGCTGGCCCCGCTGCTGCTAAACCTGCTACAGCCGCTGCAAGTACTCGTGTTTCTAAAGCTGCCGCTGAAGAAGCTCTTATCAAAGCCATTGAAGATGCAGGCCAAACGGCTGATTCAGACATTACTTCAAAGCTGACTGGTAAGGCTTCTCAGTATTTCACAGCTTTAATCACAGCCATCAACACATAATAATAATACCCGCCAAGGCTAACTCTTAGGAGAATCCTCAAACTGGCGGGTTTTTTGTATCTACAGAATTCACCTTCAAGACAGCAATGTAAAAGATTTTGCTAACCTGCCATAAGGAGATATTGTGAAGAAGCAAGAATTAGTACGTCTAGTCACCGGTTATGGGGACGCAATAATAACATTTCGTAGTGAACAATCGAAGAAGTTGAAATACAATGTATGCACTTTAAACTTTAGTACGCCTTACATCCTAGAGAAAAACAATAGAGCCAAAGAAACAGAAGACACTTTATTGTTGTTCTGCTGGGATACGGACTCTTATAGGCTTCTTAAGTATGATAGTGTAACTAGCGTAATACCTCTTGCTTCGGTATTAAAAAATCAGGGACGATAATCATGGAATTACATGAAGTTCCTGAAATGTACTATAAAGTAATACACTATGATGAATTTAAAGAAGTGCAAGTACGACTTGTGGTATCAACCTTTAGAGGAGTGGAATACCTGTCTGTACGCAAGTACTATTTAGATTTTAACGAAGAGTGGAAACCTACTCCGGAGGGAGTAAACATGCCTCTAGATTTCAATAATGCTAGAGAAATGTTCGCAGGTTTAGTGGAGATTATATCCCTAGCGGAATCTAAAGAAGTTATAGAGGAAAACTTTGGAGATTTAATAAAGGATTTGTATAAATAGTTCTTGACCTAGTAGCCTATTTGCCGTATAATAACTAATAATTGAGAATTAAGGAAATACATGAACATTAAGATTAATTGTATGTTCAACGACAGAGGCGCTTGGTGTACTAATACAGACATCAAAAGAAGTCTGTATGGTATGGGGGCTAGGCTTTGTTCAGAGTATCCCCCTATGCATGATTCTACTTGCGCGCTAAGAGTTACATACAAAAAACCACCTTCACCACCGCCCGCCAGATCTGTTACAGGAAAGAATACATGAAAGACTTTTTAGATACAGCTAGCGAGGCCTATTACTCTGGAGAGCCTATTATATCTGATGCAGAGTTCGATATACTAGCCGACAAGCATAACTATGGCGATAGGGTTGGGTATACTATTACAGATGGAGTACCACACACATTCCCCATGTCTTCTCTCCAGAAAGTCTTTGACATTAAAGATGCTCCTATAAGCATAACTGGCTTAGTCAAGACCCCTAAGCTAGACGGTGCTGCCGTGTCCCTGCTTTATGTAGGAGGTAAGTTTGTGCAGGGGCTAACTAGAGGAGACGGAAAGATTGGTAGAGACATTACAGATAAACTAGCATACCTAGTCCCTAGCAGCATAAGTACTAAAACTATGGTACAAATAACAGGCGAAGTAGTAGCTCCCTCAAGTATACTTAATGCACGAAACTACGCTTCTGGTGCTCTCAATCTAAAGAAGACAGAAGAATTTTTAGAGAGAGAAATTGCCTTTATAGCGTATGAGTGTACTCCCAATACTCAGCCTTTATACTCTAGCCAGATGCTTTCATTGGAGTATAAAGAGTTCAATACAGTGCTAGACTATATTGTACGCGGTATAGGAGATAACACGTATACTATTGACGCTTTCCCTACAGATGGAGTAGTGTATAGAGTAGACAGCTACGCAGAGTACCGGTCACTCGGTAACACCTCACATCACCCAAAAGGTGCATTTGCTTTAAAAGAAATGCCACAGGGAGTAATTACCAAACTGTTAGATGTAGTTTGGCAGGTAGGCAAAAGCGGGGTTGTAAGTCCTGTGGCTATCCTTGAGCCAGTACTTGTAGGGGACGCAACGGTATCCAGAGCTACTCTACACAATATTAAGTATATAAACGACCTTAATTTAGAGATAGGCTGCAACGTAGAGATTATCAGAGCTGGAGAAATTATTCCTAGAGTTTTGAAGAGGTCACCATAGTACCTCTTCATTGTTTTCTTCAGAGCTAACCTCTGATATTTTAATTCTTGACAAAAACCCAAAACAACAGTATAATAGTATTTCAAATTTAGGAGAAGTATTCTTTTGTTACAAATCATACCCCCAACTACCTGCCCGTCTTGTGACTCTCACTTGGCACAGCGTAACTTTATTTTATACTGCGAGGATAGTTCTTGCGGTGCTAAGATACACAAAAGAATAGAACACTTTGCTAAGGCTTTAAAGATAAAAGGTCTTGGCCCCTCTATGATCTCTAAACTAAATCTCAACTCTGTAGACGAACTCTATACACTAGAAGAAGACGACATATTTGATAAAATTGGCTCTAAGCGTTTAGCTTATAAAGTCTTTTTAGAGCTTGAGCGGTCCAAAAGTGCTCCCCTAAATGTACTACTCCCAGCCTTCAGCATACCGCTAATAGGTAACACTGCCGCAGAAAAACTAGCTAAAGTCTGTAAAAACATACATGACATTGACAGATACAGCTGTGATAAAGCAGGGTTAGGCCCCAAAGCCACTGAGAGTTTGACCAACTGGATTGTATATGATTTACCTTTTTTAATTCATATGCCTTTTAGTTTCGACTTTGAACAACGCAGTACGCCTTCAGAAGTAAAAGGCATCGTTTGCATTTCGGGTAGGCTAAAGAGCTATAAAACGAAAGCAGAAGCATCAGATGCATTGGCGGCTGCGGGATACACTGTCAAAAGTAGTATAACGAAAGACGTAACGATTCTAGTAAACGAAAGTGGCGTAGAATCAGCAAAAACCCTAAAAGCCAGAGAATCTGGCACTCAAATAGTAATAAACCTAAAAGATTTTATCGGAGAATAAATTATGACAGCAACAACAAAAGTAGTAGTACCTAAGTGGGATGAAGCCCGTACAGCAACCTTAGTTACATATGTAGGGGACGAATCTCCTGTATCACAAGGCACGGTAGCTGGCGCAGCAGAGAATCTAGAAACCTCTACACGTTCTATCTCTAGCAAGCTACGCAAACTTGGTTATGACGTTGAGCTAGCTTCAACTACAGCCACAAAAGCCTACACAGATGCACAAGAAGCAACTCTTGGTGCTTTTGTACAAGATAACTCAGGTGAGTTTACATATGCCCAAATCTCTGAGCATTTCGCAGAAGGCGCGTTCAGTGCAAAATCAGTACAAGGTAAGATTCTGTCAATGGAACTTACTAGCCATGTGAAAGCTGCTCCTAAGCCAGAGTCTGTTCGTACTTACTCTGAAGCAGAAGATGCAACTTTCGTTAAGATGGTTAAAGCTGGTGCATTCGTAGAAGCTATCGCAGCCGAGTTAGACCGTAGTGTTAACAGCATTCGTGGTAAAGCTCTTAGCTTACTTCGTGCGGGTGAGATTGAAGCTATCCCTAAGCAAGAACACACAAAAAACACAACTAAAGAAGACCCACTAGCAGATATTGAAAACCTGGCCGAAATGACTGTAGAAGCTATTGCCGAAGTAATTGGTAAAACACCTCGCGGTGTCAAGACTATGCTTACTCGCCGTAGCCTAGTAGCATCCGATTATAACGGTGCTGCAAAAGCAGAAAAGGCAGCGTCTGCTACTGCATAAGCGATAGTAATATAAGATAGATAGTTGTAAAAAGTAAAGCAACTACTAGGGAGACTTAGTAGTTGCTTTTTTGTCGGGGGACATTTCTAATTGAACATTGCTAGTGCTTTAATCAAGCAGGCAATTTCTCTTCAAGACTTTGATACTTGGAGTGAGATACGCCAACACTACTTACCTCCAGAATACCACTCACTGTATTCTGTGGTCGAAAAGCATTGTGAAAACTTTCACAAAATGCCAACATTTGACGACCTAAAATTTGGGATACGCGATAGCGCGACCTTAGAAAAATTATATGCGATCGAAAGCGTAGAAGTTGACGTGGACGCATATATGCTACTAGAATACCTTAAAAATGAGTATACGCAGAAAGAGATACTCATATCCCTAGATAATTATGTCCAAAATTCTGTTTCGTTTGAGAATGCAGAAGAATCCGTCGCCCACCTACACCAAATAGTACTAGATGTAGAAGACAAGGTAGAACTCGAAAAGCCACAGGAAAGTATGCAACGTATTACCCTGTTCGAGTCAGACGAAGACATAGCAAAGTATCTCCCACTTGGATTAAACGCAGCCTACGACTATGAGATAAAGTTCTCCCCCCGAGACTTAGTTCTTATTGGTGGTAAACGTGGTGCCGGTAAATCCTTGGCTTGTGGTAATATTGTAAATGCAGCTTTTGATTCTGGAAAGTCTGCCATTTACTTTACCATAGAAATGGATAGCCGTTCAATACTTCAAAGGTGTTGCGCAGCGTCCGTGGGAGTACCCTTTTCAAGACTACGCACTAAACAGCTTAATGTCACTGAATGGGGTAAGATAGCCGAGTGGTGGTCAGCTCGGTTTGCTGGCAGCGAAGACTGCCTTAAACAGTATAAAAGCGACCATGATTTTGAGAGATTTCATCACACCCTTACAACAAGCTGTGAGCTAAAGAAAGAGCACCAGCTAGAAGTTATATACGACCCGTCCTTAACCTTATCTCGCATTCGCGCCGAACTAGATAAGAAGATAAATATACTAAAGCCCTCCGTGATCGTAGTAGATTACTTGAACCAAGTAAAACGCTCTAGTATGCCCTCTAGAGGCGGTCAGTACGACTGGACAGAACAGATAGAAGTCAGCAAAGCCTTAAAATCCATGGCACAAGAGTACGAAGTAACGATAATATCTCCTTACCAAATTGATGCGTCAGGAGAGGCTAGATTTGCTAAAGGTATTCTTGATGCGGCTGATGCAGCCTACACGCTTAATTCGCACAGTCAAGAAGATAATGCTATGACTTTTTCATGCGTCAAAGCCAGAAACTCTGCTATGGGCGACTTTACCTCATATGTAGACTGGGAAACATTAAAAATAGGGCCAGAAAGTGTAGAGAACCCTATCGAGAAGAGTGAAGACGATGCTAAAACGGGCGAGTCAATAGACGACTTATAAAATAATTCTTGACTCGCACAGTAAATCAGAGTATAATGTACTTTAAATACAATATTAGGTAATTATTAGATGAACGTAGAAGACTTGCTAACACAGAAAGACATACCTTTTACGCAGAAGGGTGCAGACTTCTTAATCTCGTGCCTAAACCCAGATCACCCAGACAAACATCCTAGTATGCGTATCGACCAGGTAACTGGAATATATCAATGTTTCTCCTGCGCTACTAAAGGCAACTTATTTACACATTTCGGAGAGAAGGGAAATCAGCTGCAAATTAGAAGAGAGCTGTTACGAAGAACTATATCCCAGAAAAGAGCTGAAAGTGTGGGCATTGCAATGCCTATAGGCTACGTGCCTTATGAAGGAGACTGGAGAAATATAAAGCCAGAGACCTATAAGAACTTTGAGGCTTTTGAGCATCATGACTCGGATTTTATAGGAAGGCTAGTGTTCCCTATCCGAGACCTTTCCGGTAGGATTAGAGCTTTCATAGGAAGACACACTACCCAAGGGACACCCAAATATCAAGTAAACCCTGTAAAAGCTAAACTGCCTTTGTATCCACGCGTAGAGCCTATACGCGGCCACATACTTTTGGTAGAAGGAATCTTTGACATGGTAAACTTACACGACAAAGGCCTGACTAATGCTGTGTGCTGCTTCGGCACTAAAAACATAAACGAAGATAAATTACGTATGCTATCTATACAAGGCGTAGATACTGTAGACATCTTTTTTGATGGCGATAAAGCAGGACAAGAAGCTGCTGAGAATGTAGCTAACCTGTGTGACGCTTCAGACTTAGCACACAGAAATATAAATATAAAAGACACTGACCCAGGCGAGCTAACACAGGCGCGGGTTACTGGACTTAAAAATAAACTATACGAGAATATAAATGCCTAGAGTAGCCTTAGTAGAAACTAAACAGAGCAGAACTAACTTTTCAGCGGAATTCGAATACGAGTTCGAATTCGATCAGTATCAGTTGTGTTCTGACCCCTCCTTAAAAAAAGTACTAAAACGAGACTGTGATATACAGATCAATATTGACGACTATGACTACATTATACTAGTAGGTAGTGACGCTTTAAAGTACTTTACCAAAATTAACTCAGTAGTAGAGTACTCTGGTAAAAAAGTAGAGGGTAAATACCTGCCCGTACTAAATCCAGCTATGCTAGCTTTTAAGCCTGAAATGAAGCGTTCTTGGGATGAATCCAAAGAATCTATCATTAAGCACATAAGAGGCGAAGAAGTAGACTTCGTAGTAGACCCCAACCTAGCGTATGGTATAAGCGACACGGAAACGTGTAATAAATTTATACAAGCCGCTATTGATGCGCCTTCTCCCTTTATAGCTTTAGACTCAGAGACCTCAGCCTTATATCCTAGAAATGGGCATATTATAGGTATTTCTTTGTCTTATGAGGCCGATCACGGCGCTTACATAGACACTAATTGCTTTGACTTTAGAACAGAAGAACTACTGCAAGAGCTTTTTGACAAGAAAGTAGTAGTATTTTGGAACGCTAAATTCGACCTTGCATTTTTCGAGTACCATTTCAACTTTAAATTTCCTGTCTTTGAAGATGCCATGCTTCTTCATTACTGTATAGATGAAAATCCAGGAACTCACGGCCTTAAGCAGAGCGTGCTAAAGCATACTAAGTATGGAGACTACGAAAAAGAAATGTATGTGTGGATTACGGAATACTGTAAATCGCACGGAGTTCTAAAGAAAGATTTTACGTGGGACAACATACCTTTTGATATAATGAAAGACTACGCGGCTATTGATGCTATAGCGACCTTCATTTTATTCGATAAATTTAAGGTAATTAAAGAAAATGCCAAACTTCGTTGGGTATATGAGAACATATTAATACCAGGTTGTAGATTCCTTACGGATATACAAGACAATGGGGTTCCTTTCGACATGTCTAGGCTGAAGAAGTCCCAGAAATTAATGCAAGTTCAGATTGATGAAGCTATTGCAGAGCTGTATAGCCATAAAGCTATACACAAGTTTGAGGCTCACCAAGGGAAAGATTTTAATCCTAATAGCGTAGTACAGCTACGAACACTGTTATTTGACTTTATCGGGTTAAAGCCTACAGGTAAAAAGACTGCTACTGGACAGAACAGCACGGATGCAGAGGTACTAGAGGAGCTTAGCCAGATATCTGAGATACCTCAGCTTATTCTGAATATACGCCAGAAGTCTAAGATTAAGAATACGTATCTGGACAAGATCATACCGCAGCTAGACAAAGACTTTAGGCTGCGCACTAACTTCAACCTACATACCACAACCTCTGGGCGTCTATCTAGCAGTGGTAAACTGAATATGCAGCAGCTTCCTAGAGACAACCCAATTATTAAAGGTTGCATTAAAGCTAGGAAGGGCTACAAGATTGTCGCGATGGATTTAACCACTGCGGAAGTGTATGTAGCGGCGGTACTGGCTAAAGATGAAGCCTTAATGGGTGTATTTAGAAGCGGAGGAGACTTCCACTCAAGTATTGCCCACAAAGTATTTAAGCTTTCTTGCGATGTCTCAGACGTTAAGGCATTGTATAGCCTACAGAGACAGGCAGCCAAGGCTGTTACTTTCGGTATTATGTATGGGGCTGGGCCTAAAAAGATCAGTGAGCAAGTTACTAAAGACTCTGGAGTATTCTTTAGCCCTCAAGAGGCGCAAGAGGTTATTGATGATTACTTCGAAGAGTTCTACAAACTAAAAGAGTGGATAAGTAAGAACCAGAAATTCATTAAGCAAAACGGATTTATATACAGCTGTTTTGGACGCAAGCGTAGACTACCAAACGTAGACTCTAAAGATAATGGAATTGTAGGGCAAAACATACGCTCTGGCCTTAACTTTCTAGTACAGTCGGCGGCTAGTGACATTAACCTTATGGGAGCTGTTGACATGGGTGAGCACATCAAAGCTACAAAAATGGATGCTCAAATATTTGCGCTAGTACATGACTCTATCTTAGCCGAGGTTAGGGAAGATCAGGTTGATGAGTACTCTGCCCTTCTACTAAAATTTGTGCAGACAGATCGAGGAGTGTCTATACCAGGATGCCCCGTAGGCTGCGATTTTGATGTAGCAGACGACTACTCTCTAGGTAAATACGAGGCCAAATATGAAAGCATTGCTGCTTAACAAGTGCTTAGACGACCATAAATGGTACGCCCCCTATGTTGGATGCATTGTACCCTTTAGGGAAAACCCATATCCTAACGAGTACAAAAGCATAGAAAAAGCAGGGTATATTAACTTTGTATCATCAACGGATGCTGAAATCATAGAGGTTCAGCAAGGAGCTGAATTCTATGTCCCTTACATACAAGACAATTAACAGAGCTACCTTTCCGGTGTACTTATTGCCTTCTGATAATTACCATATTCAAGATGGTCTAGTTTACATCGATAACGCATTAATAGACGACAGAAATATGCCAGGAAAGACTCTAGGGCTACGTAGGCTGCAAACACCTCAACAGGGCTTGCGTAAGCTGCCTAGAGCAGTTAATGACTTAACAGGCGTGCTTAAACAACACACAAAACATTTTATAGACTCGAACGGAGCTATATTTACGTACGAAAAGACAGTTAACTGTTCTTTGAGGTACAAAAGAATAAAGAAAGTGGAGCGCAAGAACGTAGCTTCACTACTTTGGGTAGAAGGAATAAGAGCTCCTTTTACAATACCACGACCCCCTAGTGATGGCAGAGGCTGGGCAGGAGTCCTTTATTTAAAAGGTAATCCATGGAAACTGTACGAGTATTCTACTGAACATAAAAAAGATACTCGAAGGAAAGTATAGGACGAACTTATGACCAAGAAAAGCTACGGAAAACATACTTCGGCTAACAATAAGCGAAGCAACATGGCAGGAAATCACCTTAAAGCTATTGATATAGAACCTTTAACACAAACACAGGATGTCGCGTTACAGTGCACTAATAACATGATATCTTGTGGGGTAGCGGGCACAGGAAAAACTTTTATTTCCTTACACAAGGCTTTCAAGCTCGTAGAAGAAAATAGCGCCGAATATAAAAAAGTAGTTATAATTAGGAGTACCGTGCCGACCCGAGATATAGGATTCCTTCCTGGAGACGAGCATGAAAAAGCTTCTGTGTATGAAGAGCCGTACAGAGAGCTATGTACAAACATCTTCAACAGGGGGGACGCCTACGATCTAATGAAGAACAAAGGATTAGTAGAGTTTCGATCTACTTCTTTTCTTCGTGGCCTAACTATGGACAGTTGTGCCGTTGTAGTAGATGAGTGCCAGAACATGACTCTACATGAGTTAGACACAGTAATTACCCGAGTGGGTATAGACTGTAGAATATTCTTTTGTGGAGACTTTCAGCAGTCTGATCTAGGCGATAGTGGGTTTAACCCGTTTATGCGAATCCTAAAAGAGATGAAGCAATTTGATATTGTAGAGTACACAGTAGACGATATCGTTAGAAGTGAATTCGTAAAAACCTATATAGTAGCAAAACTAACCCTAGGAATAAAGTAAAATGAAAGCTGTTTTAAGTAATAGGATATATATGAGTGCTGATGCAACTCAACAAACAGATATAGACAAAGAACTTACATACAGCATTCCATCTTACAACCCGACAGACCCTCCTCTAGTTATTAAAAATATGGCTAGAGTGAGGCCCGGTTTGGTATCTATACCTACAGGTAGACTTGACCTAATACCTGAACACTATGAAATTATAGATAAAAGAATGAGGGTTCCAGCTGAATTTCCTGAATTTAAATTTAAGCTAAGGACCAGTCAGCAAAAGGTACATGATGAGCTTGAAGACTCTTGCATAATAAATGCGTGGGTATCTTGGGGTAAAACTTTCACGGGGCTAGCAATCGCAGCGAAGTTAGGACAAAAAACGTTAATAGTCACGCATACTGTAGCTCTACGCAACCAGTGGGCCAAGGAAGCCGAAAAAGTATTCGGTATAACTCCTAGTATAATAGGCAGTGGTAGGATGGAGTTAGATGGCCCTATAGTTATAGGAAATACTCAAACCCTTTATAAGAACGTGGACAAAATACGTAAAGAGTTTGGCACGGTTATACTGGACGAGATGCATCATGTTAGTAGCCCTACTTTTTCAAGGATTTTAGATACCAATTATGCTAGGTATAAGATAGGGCTTTCAGGTACGATAGAAAGAAAAGACGGAAAACATGTAGTATTTAGAGACTACTTTGGGTCGAAGATATTCCAGCCACCTAAAGAAAACTACATGGTCCCTAAAATAGTAGTAATTCGACCGGATATTAGGTTTACGGACGGAACAAGCACACCATGGGCCACTAAGGTTAGTACCTTATGTAATGACCCTAACTACCGCACCTTAGTCTCTATGATGGCTGCGGGATACGCTGCAAAAGGACACAATGTTCTAGTTGTATGTGATAGAGTACATTTTCTAAAAGCTGTCTCGGAGTTGATAGGAGACAGTTCAGTTTGCGTTATAGGGGAGATTGAGTCAGATCAGAGAGAAATCTTAGTGGCCCAGATAGGCAATGGAAAGGTAAATGTTTTATGCGGTACTCAGTCTATATTTTCTGAAGGTATTTCAGTAGATGCTTTAAGCTGTCTGATACTAGGCACTCCCGTTAATAACGAGCCTTTACTTACACAGTTAATTGGACGCGTAGTTAGAGAGAAAAAAGGGAAAAAGCAGCCTATTGTTGTAGACATAAACCTAAAAGGCACGACAGCTAGACGACAGGCTTCAAATAGGATGGGCTATTATATAAAGCAGGGATACGAGATATCTTACCTTTAAAAAAATAGTAGTTGACATCTAAGTGAGAAATTGATATAATATGCTTCTTTTATACGATTGGAAAAAAATTTATAGGGCTTCAAAAGGGAGCAGCTCAGAATGTGTTCGTATCTTCAAGTACCTGACATCAAAGAACCTTCCAAGAAACAGGAGCGACCCTAATTATAAATACGTTGATAGAGACTTTTCGGGTGGAAGTTTCTTAGTAAGACCCGACCTTCTGGCCTACAATGCCTTTAGGTACACGTCCAAAGAGATATGTGCATATTTACTGCTGGCTTCGTTAAGAAACCTCGGTGACTTTGTAGTGTATCACAAAACCTCACTGGACTGTTTCCATTCAGTACTCAGTCCAGAATTATATAACCAAAATAGGCTACTGCATATTAAAGATGAACAAATACATTTTTTGTATGAAGAAGTCCCCACGGAGAAGCAAAAATGGCAGTATCATTCGGCAAGCAAAAAGGCGCGGCTCAAAAATCATCAGTAAACTCTTATAAAATGGTAGATGGAAACCAAAGTTTCCGCCTAGTAGGAGATATTCTAGCCCGATACGTTTATTGGATAGAAGGTGAGAACAAAAAGAATATCCCTTTCGAGTGCTTAGCATTTGACAGAGATGTAGAAGCCTTTAACAACAAAGAAAAAGATTGGATTAAAGAGTTTTACCCAGATCTTAAGTGTGGCTGGAGCTACGCTACCCAGGTTATTGACCCTAAAGATGGTACTCTTAAAGTAGTTAACCTTAAGAAAAAGCTTTGGGAACAAATTATAGTTGCCGCAGAAGACCTAGGCGATCCTACTGATTTAGAAACAGGCTGGGATGTAATGTTCAAGCGTGTTAAGACCGGTCCTTTAGCGTACAACGTTGAGTACCAGTTAATGCCTCTTAAGTGCAAGCCACGTGCGCTTACAGCAGAAGAAAGAGACGCTATAAAAGAGCTTCGTTCAATGGATGATGTTATGCCTCGTCCTACCGCTGACGCTCAAAAAGAGTTACTAGATCGTATTACTAGCTCTGCCGGAGAAGAAGTTGACGACACATTAGACTCTGAATTTGGCGAAGATGCTACAAACGACATAGACATTTCGTAAATGATCTTATTTTCCGCAGATTGGCATATAAAGCTGGGACAGAAGAACGTCCCAGTTGCTTGGGCCTCTCAACGCTATGATATGTTTTTCGCAAAGCTAACAGAACTTGAAGCTAAGTGCGACTTACATATCGTAGGGGGAGACCTCTTTGATAGAGTGCCTACCTTGGAAGAACAAGAGCTTTACTGGAAGTTTATAATGGGCGTTACCATCCCTACCATCATCTACGATGGTAATCATGAAGCCACCAAGAAACATAAAACCTTCTTTACAACATTAAAAGCCGCAACAGAAAAGCTCAATCCTTTAGTAACTATAATATATGAAGTATACGAAGACCCTAGGTTTACTATACTTCCATATACTGAGTTACACAGAAAAGGTTCCATCGAAGCACTAGACTCAACCAAGCCTTTGTTTACACATGTTAGGGGTGAGATTCCCCCTCATGTTAAGCCAGAGGTAGACCTAGACAGGTTTACGAAATTCCCTATGGTGTTCGCAGGAGATTTACACTCCCACAGCAACACACAAAAAAATATTATATACCCAGGTAGCCCTATGACTACTTCTTTTCATCGCACAGCCGTACATACAGGTTGTATTCTTATTGATGAAACTGATTGGTCTTGGACATGGACAGAGATTAGCCTCCCGCAGTTAATAAGGTTGACAGTTACCGACCCTGTGGATATGGTCCCAACTGTATATGACCACACTATCTATGAGATAGAAGGTGACTTACAGGATTTGGCGTCTGTTAAAAACTCTGATTTACTAGATAAGAAAGTAGTAAAACGAAGTTCCGAAGCGACTCTAGTATTAGACAAAGATATGAGTGTTTCGGACGAGCTAGTAGAATACCTGCTGTACATACTAGAATTGCCAGAAAATAAAATACCCGATATAGTTGGAGTGTTCAATGATTATAGTGTACAACAGGCTGAATAGGGTAAAAAGGAAACAAATATGATTTTACTCAAAAAACTTAGCTGGAGTAACTGCTTCAGCTACGGGCCAGATAACGTACTACTGCTAGACGAGAACGTAGTTACACAAATTATCGGCGTTAACGGGATGGGTAAGTCTTCCATCCCTTTAATCGTTGAGGAAGCTCTGTTTAATAAGAATTCAAAAGGAATCAAGAAAGCAGATATACCAAATAGATATATCAACGACGGCTATTCTATATCCTTAGAGTTTTCTAAAGACCAGAACGAATACGTAGTAACTGTGATAAGAAAATCGTCAATTAAAGTTAAGTTAGAAATGAATGGAGACGATATTAGCAGCCATACTGCTACTAATACCTATAAGACTATCCAGGACATAATGGGAGTAGACTTTAAAACATTCTCTCAGCTAGTGTACCAGAATACTAATGCTAGCTTACAGTTTTTAACTGCTACAGATACAAACAGAAAGAAGTTTTTAATTGATCTACTGCATCTAGAAGATTATGTAAAGTTATTTGAAATATTCAAAGAAGCTTCAAGACAATCAGGCATACGTATCGCCGAAGTAGGTGGAGTTGTTTCAACCGTAGAAACATGGTTGAAAGATAATATTTTGAGTGATACGAACATACAGCCTATGCTAGATATAGATATTCAGACGGATGAAACCCAGAAACATATAGGTCGAGTAACGTCTGAAATTGAGAATATCTCGGAGAGAAACAAAAAAATCTCTAGAAATAATCAGCATTATTCGATGTTAAATAAGATTAACCTAGAAGAGAATAACAGTATAAAAGCGACCAAGTTTGAGTCTTATGATTCTCTACAAGAAAGGGGAGGGCAGCTTAGGCAAATCGCAGCGGGGTCTACACAGGCCTTATCAAAATTAGAGAAATTAGGGTTAACTTGCCCTACTTGCGAGCAGCAGGTAGATCAAGAGTGGAAAAACGATTACATATCCGAAGAACAGAACAAATTGCGGAAAGCGCAAGAAGAGTTGAATAAAACTATTCTTGTTGAGATAGAAAGGATAAAGAAAAATAATGCACAGATCGAACAGAAAAATAGAGTACAAGAGGATTGGGAGAACTTGTACCGTTCTATTGATCGCTCTCTTCCTAAAGTGCTTTCTGACCGTAACGAGCTGGATAAGAGGTTACAAGAGTTACAGAAAGAGCTTACAGATAAAAAAACAAGTTTGCAAAAGCTTACAGCCGAAAACCAAAAAAGAACTAGACAAAACACACGAATCCAAGTAATTCAAGAACAGTCTGACTCGTTTCAAATACGCCTTAATAGTGCAAGAAAGCAATTAGCTGTAGAAGAAAAACAAGCCAGCAGCTTAGAAATACTGAAAAAGGCTTTCAGCACAAACGGGCTTATAGCCTATAAGATAGAAAATCTAGTCAAAGAGCTAGAAGAGCTGACTAACACTTACTTAGCGGAACTATCGGATGGAAGATTTACGCTAGAGTTTGTAGTTTCAAACGATAAGCTAAACGTGCAAATTACGGACAATGGGAACATAGTCGACATATCTGCACTATCTTCGGGAGAGTTGGCTAGGGTTAATACTGCTACATTAATTGCCATAAGAAAGCTAATGAGTAGTATTTCTAAAAGTCGAATCAACGTGTTATTTTTGGACGAAGTAATAAGCGTACTAGATGATGTAGGCCGCGAGAAGCTCGTAGAAGTTTTACTCGGCGAAGAACAGCTAAACACCTATGTGGTTTCACACGGTTGGCAACACCCACTACTAGACAAGATCGAAATAGTCAAAGTGGGCAATGTAAGCTGTATAGAAGGATAGTGTATGGTAGATTCAAGAGCAAAAGGAGCACGGGGGGAGTACTTAGTAAGAGATATGCTACGGGAAGCTACAGGTGAGAAATTTGAAAGAGTTCCTGCCTCTGGCGCACTAGAATATCTAAAGGGGGACTTATATGTCCCTGACAAAGGCGAAGGCGTGATGCGTAGGAATAGATTTTGTATAGAAGTCAAAAACTACGCTGACTCTCCTTTATCAGACAAACTGTTTACCCAGCCAAAGACTAATAATTTAATCAGATGGTGGGTAAAAGTAGAACAACAAGCTAAAGGCGGTACACAAGAGCCTTTATTATTCTTTAAATATAACCGTTCCAAAGTATTTGTAGTTACAAATATAAAACCAGCAGCGACAAAGCAATTTATAGAAATAAACTGGCTAAGCTGTTATGTAATGGTAGCGGATGAATGGCTAAAAGAGGAGAAGGTAGATTTTTTTATTTACTGAGAAAGAAAGTAAGTTCTTTGTATGCTTAGTTGTACTAGTACTTACCATAATATTTTGCGCTGAAGCCTTGGGAACCACTAATCCATTTTATTTTGCGGCTTTAGGTGTGATTGGTGCAGTACTTAGTACTTGGTGGATGTTTAAAGAAGGAGAAGACGATGGCGAAGACTTTTAGTCAAGCAACTTCTAAGTCAGAGAATAGAGTGCTAGTAGTAGACGCTTTAAACCTAGCTTTTAGGTGGAAACATAAAGGTAGCGTAGACTTCCGAAATGACTACGTGACTACGGTTAAATCTTTGGCTCAATCATACAAATGTGGTAGAATCATTATTACTGCCGATCAGGGCTCTTCTTCCTTTAGGAAGGGACTTAGCCCCGATTATAAACAAAATCGTAAAGATAAGTTTAAGGAGCAAACAGAAGCAGAGCGTCAGGCTTTTATAGATTTCTTCGAAGAGTTCGAAGCCACGCTAGAGCTTTTAGCCGAGGAATACGAGGTGCTGCGATTTGACAAAGTAGAAGCGGACGATATTGCAGCGCATTTAGTACGGTATAAGGATAAGTATAACTTAGATTATATATGGCTTATATCGACTGACCGAGATTGGGATTTACTAATATCGGATACAGTAAACAGGTTCTCCTATATCACTAGGAAAGAGATAACACTAGATAACTGGTCTGAGCATTACGATGTTTCTCCAGAAGAATATATCTCTTATAAGTGCCTAATCGGAGACCCTGGAGATGGAGTTATGGGTGTAGCAGGGATAGGGCCTAAAAGAGCCTCAGGCTTAGTACAACAATATGGCAGTGCTATGGACATTTATGATGCTCTGCCTATAGATAGTAAGTATAAATACATTCAATCATTAAATAATAGTGGTGAAATAATACCTCTTAATTATGAGTTGATGGACCTATTAACTTATTGCGATGATGCGATAGGTTCCTCGAACTGCCTAGAAATACAGCAGAAGATGATGACTGTAAACAGTTAGAACAACAAAATAGTGCCCCAGGAACAGTAGTAAAACGATGCCTGTGGCAGCATGTGGCTGCACTGAAAAGGCCGAGGAAAGACAGGAGATTAAGTAGATTGGATAATTATCAAAAATATATAGCCGCATCAAGATATGCGCGATGGGACGACCAAGAAGAGCGTAGAGAAACCTGGCCAGAAACTGTACAGAGATATATAGACTTCTTTGTAGCACGAGGAGGATTAGACGCTGAAACAGCGGAAGAGCTACGATTGGCTATAACAAATCTAGAGGTTATGCCTAGTATGCGGTGCCTTATGACTGCTGGAAAGGCATTGGACAGAGATAACGTAGCGGGCTTTAACTGTAGTTACCTGCCGATAGACAGTGTTAGAGCTTTTGATGAGCTTATGTACATTCTTATGTGCGGCACAGGAGTAGGATTCTCTGTAGAAAGACAGTACGTAGGCAGCTTACCAGAAGTAGCCGAAGAGCTTTACGCAACAGAAACTGTTATTAATGTAGACGACAGCAAGATTGGATGGGCTAAATCTATGCGAGAACTGCTTAGTCTATTATATGCCGGTCAAGTACCCAGCTGGGACGTTAGCAGAGTCAGACCCGCAGGCGCTAGACTTAAGACTTTCGGAGGCCGCGCTAGTGGAAGTGACCCTCTTACAGGCCTATTCTCCTTTACTGTAGAGATGTTCAAAAAAGCCGCAGGCAGAAAGTTAACCTCATTAGAGTGTCACGATCTATGCTGTAAGATAGCAGAAGTAATAGTAGTTGGAGGCGTTCGTCGTTCTGCTCTTATTAGTCTGTCTAACCCTTCAGATGGCAGACTTAGAACGGCTAAAACAGGTCAGTGGTGGGTTACTGATGGTCAAAGAGCTTTAGCAAACAACTCTGCTTGCTACACTGATAAGCCAGAGTTTGATTTTTTCCTAGATGAAATGAGGGCGTTATATGAAAGCAAGGCAGGAGAGCGTGGATTATTTAGCCGCAAAGCTGCACAGAACATCGCTGGTCTTAATGGAAGAAGAGATAATACTTATGCTTTTGGTACAAATCCTTGTTCCGAGATAATACTTAGACCTAACCAATTCTGTAACTTGAGCGAAGTTGTTATTAGAGCTGATGATACTGAAGAAGATTTGCAACGCAAGGTACGCCTAGCTGCAATATTAGGTACACTACAAGCTACTCTTACTGACTTTAGATACCTGCGTAAAAAGTGGCAAACTAATACAGCTGAAGAAGCTTTGCTGGGATTGTCTTTAACGGGCATAACAGATAATAAGCTAACAGGTAGCGTTTCAGTAGCAACAGAACAGATGTTAGATAGGTTAAAACAAAGTGCTATCCATACTAACAAGGTATGGGCTGCTAAGCTTGGTATCAACCAATCTGCTGCAATAACTTGCGTTAAGCCTTCTGGCACCGTATCGCAGTTAGTAAACTCTGCTTCAGGTATTCACCCGCGCTTTAGCCAGTACTACATCAGAACGGTTAGAGCAGATAAGAAAGACCCAATGGCTCAGTACATGGAACAAGAAGGATTTCCGTGTGAGACAGACGTTACTAAAGACAGCAATCTAGTATTTAGCTTTCCGGTCAAAGCACCAGAAGATTGTGTTACTGTAGATGATGTTACTGCTATAGAACAGATCAAACTGTGGAAGCAGTACCAAGATAGCTGGTGTGAGCATAAGCCTAGTGTGACTATATATTACACAGACGAAGAGTTTTTAGATGTGTGCTCTTGGGTATGGAAGAACTTTGATTTCATGAGTGGTATATCTCTACTACCTAAAAGTGATCACACATACCAGCAAGCGCCATATCAAGCGTGCACAGAGGAAGGATATACTGAGCTATTAGCTAAGATGCCTGACTTTAAGTGGGAAGAGTTAGCTAAGTATGAGCTAACTGATATGACGACAGGCAGCCAGGAACTAGCCTGTGTCGGAGGAGCTTGTGAGCTATAGGTGTAATTAAAACCATTATAGCTGGAGGTAGGGACTTTGAGGACTACAGTGTCGTAGACGCTGTAGTTAGCTACTACCAAGATATATCAGAGATAGTATGTGGAGGAGCTAGAGGGGCGGATACCTTAGGACAACAATATGGAATATACTACGATATTCCAGTTATTCTTTTCCCCGCAGATTGGGGTAGGTATGGGAAAGCAGCAGGTGCTGCAAGGAATGCTGAGATGGCCGAGTATGCAGACCGTCTTATAGCCTTTTGGGATGGTCGATCTTCTGGAACGAAAGATATGATAAAAATAGCTCGCTTACTGGGGCTATATGTTGAAGTAGTAGAAATATAAAGACAATAAAAAGCCCCTTAATCGGGGCTTTTTATTGTCTTTATAAAAGTTTTATAAGTACTGTCAGTCTCTGGCAATAGTGTCAGATTTATAAGTGCTTGGTAGTTGTTCGTATTTTATTCCTTATATGGCAGTGAAAGCCGCGCCTTTTCCAACAGCAGTTGGTATAGTGGCTGGGTTGGCGAATTTGGTTCCGAACCCTGAAGCACTCCACGGATAACCAGTGACCCAAGGGGCTGTGCTGTGCGCCACGATCAACTCAGTGCCGGTGGGACTGAAAGCAAAGCCGTTACCATCCCCTGTCGGCAAAGTGGCCGGATTGGCGAATTTAGTTCCAAACCCCGAAGTACTCCACGGATAAGCAGAGACGTAAGGGCTTGAGCTGTGACCCACGATCACCTCAGTTCCGGCGGGGCTGAAAACTACGCCGGAACCACCCCCTGTCGGCAAAGTGCTTGGGTTCGCAAATTTGGTTCCGAAACCTGAAGCACTCCAAGCATAAGCAGTGACGTAGGGGCTGTTGAGGTGGGCGACGGCCAGCTCAGTTCCGGCGGGGCTGAAAGCTAGGCCGCCGTAAACCCTGTTCGGTAGCCCTGGGGCCGGATTGGCGAATTTGGTCCCGAATCCTGAAGCACTCCAAGCATAAGCAGTGATGTAGGGGTTGTTAATGTGACCCACGACCAACTCGGTTCCGGCGGGGCTGAAAGCTAAGGCTTCCGCCTGACTTCCCACTGGTAGAGTGGAGGGGTTGGCGAATTTGGTTCCGAACCCTGAAGCACTCCATGGATAAGCAGTGACGAGGGGGCTTGTGGTGTGAGATATAGCCACCTCAGTTCCGGCGGGGCTGAAAGCTACGCTTTGGCCAGTTCCTGTTGGCAAAGTGGCCGGGTCGGCAAATCTAGTTCCAAAACCTGAGGCACTCCAAGCAAAGACAACGATGTAAGGGGCCGATTGTCCAGCGACTACCAGCTCAGTGCCACTTGGGCTGAAAGCTATGTCGTAGGCCGAGTTAAAGGACGCAGTGCCGTGATCGGCAAATCTGGTTCCAAACCCCGCACTACTCCACATGTAAGCTATTGCGCCAGGGGCTGACTGCTGAGCAATAGCCAACGCATATGAAGGGTCTGCTATTTCGTTTTCGGCCCATACCATCCATTTCGTTGAAGTTACTTTCAATGCAGTTAAAACATTGCCGTCTCGAAGCGTGACGGTTCCTGTATTTCCGCTTGAATCTTCTATTGTGTCCGCATTTATGGCCACATCAAGACTTCCAGCGCCATATTCGTTCATAAAAAGAATAATTGTGCCGATATCAAAAGCAACGCTTGCGTTTGCAGGTATGGTGAAAGTTCTTTCATCAGTGTCAGACTCGGGGTGGAAAATACTCTTGCCTGCATCGCCTATGACTAGCGTGTAGTCTGCCGACTGTGAGTTTTGTGGGTATCTAACGCCTGCTGCCGCAGCAACAAGAGCAGTACCATCCTGCTTTATGACAGTGACGCGAATAACACCTGCTAAATCTTTAACGGCAAGAATTCTATCACCCGGTGAGCAAGTATAGTCCACGCCACCGTTGATGTTCATTGTTGTGGCATCAAACGTCATTGGCCATGTACCAGAGGGAAGCAAGGTTATTTGCTGTCCAGAGGTCATTACCAAGCTAGTTGATTCCGTTGTACCTGTAATAACTACAGTACTACCCGTGGCCTGTGTTAAATCTATCGCAGTTGCCGAGGCTATATCGTCACCCGCTATGAAAGAGGGGAGAGTATCAATTAGATAGTCCAAGCTATTCCAAGCTGTAGACGCATCACCTATCTTAACTTTATTAGTGTCTATCTCTGCACCCAGTTCGCCTTGAGCCAGCGTAGGGTTTGCAGAAGTCCAGTTCGCCGCTGTGTCTCGGCGTATTTGTATTAAATCAGCCATTACGCTGTATCTCCATTTATGCTTTATGGTGCTGTGTAGGCGGTATTAGCAAAGCCGCCTCAGAGCTATTGGTTGTAGTTGTTTATATTTGCTATAAAACTTTTTATTTAACGGGGAAAAACGACTGCCTGAAATTAAACCAAATAGGGTAAATAACATCAAAGTTTTCATCTGTTATAACTAGCTCGTTGCCGTTTTTAAACTCGAAAACGCTAGCAGGGAATTTTTCGCCCTTAGCGCGTATAAGTAGAACGCCTATTGCAACTGCCGCTAACTTATCTTGGTCCTTGCCAGTAGCCGAACACATAACGCCTAGTATCTCTATGCCTGTAAACTTAGAGTTTTTTGTGTCCGTGTCCTCTCCCTCTAATTGCGCAGCTGCCAATTCGTCTCCTTCAAGATCAGTCACCAGCCAGCTTTGAGTCCATACGCCCTCTATAAGAACGGCGTCAACCTCGCTTCTTGTCTGTGAGGCTCTATCGCAGGCAGGCGGTGTGACCATTTGTAGCCGGGATATGCCAAACTCCACGCGCTTGTCTTCAGGCAGTTTTCTAACAGAAGTTTTATGGCTTTCGTCCCACTTAATGATTTCAAATTCATTAAAAATATGGCGGACAAAAATTCCTTTATTTGTCTGAATGTAGCGCATCTTCTTCTCTCTCCCTAGCAGTTCTAATTACCGCCGCTTCGTGCTCGTCTTGATCAATTATTTGACCCTCTAAGGCTTTATAGGTGTTATCTACCGCCACCATTTGTTCTAACGTAGACGCAAGCCTTTCTTGAATATCCTTTGTGTCTGCGCCTTCTGGGGCGTTATTGATCAGATGCTTGAAGTTAGTGGCATCAAACTCATAATGGAAATATTCAATCTCTCTTGCGTACATTGCGCTAGCAATAGTGTCTGCTTTGTAGGTGCTTGGTAGTTGTTTATATTTCATTTTTATTCCTTATAGTGCGGTTAAAGCTACGTTGTAGCCGTTTTCTGTTGGTAAAGTGCTAGTATTAGCAGATTTAGTTTATGTTTCATTTTCTAGGGCAGTGAAAGCTACGCCGAAACCAATTCCTGTCGGTAAAGTGGTTGGGTTAGCAAATTTAGTTCCAAACCCCGAAGTACTCCACGGATAAGCAGAGACGAAGGGGCTTACGTCGTGACCTACCACTATCTCGGTACCCGGGGGACTGAAACCTACGCCGTAGCTAAGGCCTGTCGGCGGAGTGGCGGGGTTAGCAAATTTAGTTCCAAAACCTGAGGCACTCCAAGGATAAGCAGAGACGAAGGCCCCTCCCCAGTCAGCTACAGCTATCTCAGTACCAGCAGGGCTAAAAGCTACGTCGTACCCTAATGTTTGTGGTAAAGTGCCTGGGTTAGCAAATTTAGTTCCAAAACCTGAAGCACTCCAAGTATAAGCAGAGACGAAGGGGCTTGTGCCGTGGGCTAGGGCCATCTCAGTACCCGAGGGACTGAAAGCTACGCCGAGAC